GTTGTTGAAGAAGATGTGGACGAAGATTCCTAACAAAACAAACGAACACAACGAAAGAAAAAACCTGAGACTATAGCCCCAGGTAAGCTTGTACGATTAGTGAAAGTAATTCCACTAATGTACTGTGATGGATATTGATTTTGAGTTTGAATTGAATTTCTATTTTCATAGTAAAACCTCCCTATTTTTTCGGTTCGTATATACAGTACCGTTGCCGCGCTATTCGAAATAAAATAGAGATAGTTAACAAGGTGAAGTTTATGCAGGAAATAACGGTGGTTAGGTGCTGAAAACCCGCTAAACTACGTTATGTATAAAATTATGCATAAAGAATTGGAATGATATGTTACAGGAAGTGAGTGTTATCAATGATTTCCCATGATATCAACTTTTATCAACTTCCTATAAGAATGGTTATGTAAACAAGATATGAAGCTATTAGTATATTAAATTCATTTCCCTGCATAAATTAGTTTTCGTTATGGATTTTTAAAAATAAGATTCTTTTGAGGTGATTTTGTGCTGATCTATACGGTTATGATGTGGGACAATGCCGATACGGATATTATGTTAGCTACCACAGACAGAGAAGAAGCATTAAAAGAATTCGAATCATGTGTAGCATTCTCTTTGCAAGTTTGGGAAAAGGGTGAAGTGCTAATTGAAATGATAAACAGTGAAGGTGAATATTTCGCTGATGGTGGATTAGAAAGATATCTGGAAAAAGGGCAACAGTTGTTTAATGAGATAGTAGAACAATTGCAGTAGCGAATCCACTGCTTTTTATTTTATAAAGAAAAAAGCCCTACATGGGCTAGATACTTTTCTTCATGCCGCATTTACGGCATTCTCTTAAATAGATGAAATCTTTAACGGAACTTTTGAATGCGGTATTGCCACAATTATCACAGCGACCGCTGATTTTATCAGGATGTTCTGTGTATGTGTATATCTTGCTTAGATCGTACTTTTGTTTAGGTTCTTTATTTTCCATTAGTCTCACCTACATATCAATCTGAATTAATACAGCTTTATCATAATAACATGAAGCGTTCATATAATGGATGTTTTTTTATTTTACAAAAAGAACCCGCTGGAGTTCGGGTCCTTTCAGTAGTGATGATGTATTCTCGGCTTGGGAACTGAGAAAAACACAAAAATATAATACAACGAGTTTTAGAGAATTTCAATACTAAATTAGGGATTACCATGAGGGGGAGTTATAACGAGTTTCTTCCTATTAATATAGAAGGTGGTGGGTGATATGAAGTGAAACAAAAACACGAGTTAGCTCAAGAAGATTACATGCAAGGTATGAAGTATAAGGAACTGGCTGAGAAATATGAGGTCAGTGTAAATACCGTAAAGTCATGGAAGACCAGATATAAATGGGATAGAAAAAGTGTGCATACAAAAGATGAAAAAGTACGCACACAAAAGAAAACAGGTGCACCTATTGGTAATAAGAATGCAGTGGGTAATTCAGGAAACAAGAACCCTAAATGGGGTAACAAGAACGCTGTAGGGCATGGCCCGCCAAAAGGGAACCATAACGCTATGACGCATGGATTATTCAGAAAGATAATTCCTAACGATGATCCGCATGCTATGGAATTACTTGATGAAATACAAAACCATACGGAATTAGATATGCTGTTTAATTCTATCCAGTTGCAATACTTTAACATTCTTAATTCGCAACGCATCATGCATGTTCGTGATAAAGACGATATGTCGAAGGAGATTATTAGCGAGTCTGAAGGTGGAGAAGCTTACATGGTTCAGTTTGCGTGGGATAAGCAAGCTAACTTACTTACTGCTTACTCACGAGCAATGACATCATTATCTGCTATGATTGAGCGGTTCGATAAGCTAGCTAATGTAGACGATGAAAGAAGATTAAAATTAACTCAAATGAAAGCTAACATTGAGAAAACTAAAGCTGATACTGCTCGTATTAAGGGTGAAGATGGCGAAGAGTACGAAGACGACGGTTTTAAGGAAGCGCTAGAAGGTAAGGTAGAGGAAGTGTGGGATGACCATGACGACGATTCTGAAGCGTAAAAAGAAACCTGCTCCATTCAAATTTAAGCCATTCTCCAAGAAGCAGCTGAAAGTATTAACCTGGTGGAAGCCTAACAGTCCCGTTAAAGATTATGACGGGATTATTTGCGATGGCTCCATTCGTGCTGGTAAGACAGTATCAATGGCTCTATCCTACGTTATGTGGGCAATGGAATCATTTGAAGGTGAGAACTTCGGTATGTGTGGTAAAACGATTGGTTCGCACCGTCGTAACGTTATAACGCCACTTAAAAAGATGCTGAAGTCTCGTGGTTATAAGGTTAAGGATCATAGAAGTGAGAATATGCTTACGATTACTAAAGATGGCGTGACAAACTTCTTTTATATCTTTGGTGGTAAAGATGAAGCGTCACAGGATCTTATCCAAGGGATTACTCTTGCCGGCTGCTTCTTTGATGAAGTAGTACTTATGGTTCGTTCATTTGTAAACCAAGCAACTGGACGTTGTTCTGTAGAAGGTTCAAAAGTTTGGTTTAACTGTAACCCTGGTGGGCCGTATCATTGGTTTAAAACAGAATGGTTAGATAAGGCGAAAGAAAAGAACTTACTACACATTCGCTTTACGATGGATGATAACTTATCTTTGTCTGAAAAGGTAAAGCAACGTTATTACAAGATGTATAGCGGGGTTTTCTTTAAACGATATATATTAGGGCTTTGGGCAGCTGCTTCGGGTCTTATATTCGATATGTTTGACGAGGATAAGCATAAAGTTCCTACGATTCAAAGGGAATACATTGAATACTTTGTTTCCTGTGACTATGGTACGCAGAATGCCATGGTATACGGTTTGTGGGGTAAATGCATCGAAAAAGATAAAGAAGTATGGTACAAGGTGAAAGAGTACCGTTATAGCGGTAGAGAAACAGAAAAGCAGAAAACAGACCAGGAATACTACGAGGATTTTGAAAAATTCGTAGGAGATTTGCCAATCCGTGGCACTGTAGTTGACCCGTCCGCTGCTTCATTTATAGCTTTATTAGTTAGAAATAAACGAAAAGTATATAAGGCCCGAAATAATGTTAAAGAGGGTATTGGTAATGTCGGTGTTGCGCTAAACACGGGCATTATTTATTTTAACGACTGCTGTAATGAAACATTTAAAGAGTTCGCATCTTATATATGGGATGAGAAATCTGTAGAACGTGGTGAAGATAAGCCGCTGAAAGAGAATGATCACCATATGGATGAAACAAGATACTTCATTAATACAATCATATTTGGATTACGTAAAAAGAAGAAAAGGAAAAGAGGTGAAGCAGCTTAATGACAAATAAAAGGAAAGTTAGTGCGAAGGTAATTAAGGCAGCGGGAACAAATACTCAAGTGTTATCCCGTCAGCAAGAGAGCGAGAACGAAAAGTATGCTGTAAATGGCATCATTGAACCGCCTTATAGAATTGAAGACTTACAACAGATTAGGGAAAATAGTACAATTCTAGGTCAATGTATAGATGCGTATAAGCGAAATATCGCTGGATTTGGGCATGAAATGAAGTATAAACAAGAGGACGACAAGGAAACTCCTGAAATGAAGGCAGAGTGGTCGCTAGTTGATACAGAAGTCATACCTTTATTTAGTTTCGACAAGCCATTCAAAGAGATTCTCGAAACTGCTATTGATGATAAAGAGACGACTGGCAATGGTTATATAGAAGTTATTCGTAATTTAGAGGGGAAACCTGCTGAATTAATAAATATGTTACCACAGTACATGCGAGTGACTCGTAAAGATGACGAACCGCAAGAAGTAACATACTTAATTAACGGAAAAGAAATCAAACGAAAGAAAAGATTCCGTCGCTATGTGCAACAGGTAGGAGCAGTAGATACTTACTTTAAAGAATTTGGTGATCCGCGTTTCTTAAATAAAGAGACTGGTGAGTTTTCCGACGCTTCGTTAGGAGAGAAAAATGCTACTGAGGTCCTGCATTTGAAGATTGGAAATGGACCATATGGAATTCCGCGTTGGGTATCGCATGTCGTTCACATGGTTGGTGCGAGGAAAGCGGAAGAGTTAAACTTACGCTATTTTAAACAGGGAAGACATATCCCTATGGCCATCTTACTGAAGAACGGGATACTTTCCGAAGACAGTGAAGCAGCCATAACCGATTATGTTTCAAATGTTGAGGGTGAAGATAATCAACATAAATATCTTTTGTTACAAGTAGAAAGTGCTGAAGAAGGTGTTGTAGGCGATACACAACCTAATGTTGACATTGAATTGAAATCACTAGCAGATATCCTGCAAAATGATGCTCTATTCCTTGAGTATGACGAGAAGTCACGCCAAAAGGTACAATCAGCATTCCGTTTACCTGACGTGTATGTTGGTTATATTCGAGATTTTAACAGAGCAACTGCTGAATCTGTTCGTGAAATTACAGAGGAGCAGGTATTTGAGCCTGAACGTAATAACTTAGAGTTCATTATCAATAATGTCCTGCTGCTCCCATATGGTTTAAAACACGTATACGTGAATTTACGTAAGTCTGAGATTAGTAACACTGAGGATATGGTTAAAACCATTGAGGTACTTGCTGATAAGGGTGGCTTAACATTCCAAGATATACGTAATATTGCTGGTAATATGCTAAATAAAGAGTTCTCAGATTACGATATGCCAGAAGCAGACCAACCTGTAGCTCTAGTATTAGAACGTCATCGTAAAGTAAGTGGTTGGGAAAAAGGTCTGAGTGAGAAGTTGCAGAAGTCAGTTGATAGCGGTTCAAATGAAGACTTAATCAATGTAATGAAAGACCTACGTGACTTACTGGAGTCGATGCAAGATGCAGAAGATTGATAAGTTATTAGATTCATTAAATGAGTGGATTGAAAAGGCTGATACTGACGATTTTACTGCTTCATTACCTGCTGATCTAGAAGTATTGGACATGTTACCAGGATACGTTGAGGAATTTGAAAAGGAAATTGCTAAACTGCTTCGTAAGCAGAAGAAACACTTCGTCGATGGGATTAAGAACTATACGAAAAAAGATGCTGTAGAGAAGGGTATCAAGATAAAGGACATTATCGACTTTGTCACTGGTAGCCTATTTGGAGCGGATACCTTCGCTAAAAGCTTGAGTAAAGCGGCTAGGAAGTTTCTTAATTACACGATGAAAGATATGACGAAAGCTTTTATGGATGCAATTGACCCGGATATCCAGTTTAATATCTTCTCAAAACGAACCACAAAATGGATTGATAGTTGGTCGGATGAATTAGGTAAGATCATGAAGATTAACTCTCATAAAGCAGTAGAACGTATTTTAAATGAAGGATTAGAAAAGGGGAAAGGTATAAAAGAAATAGCAAGAGAACTTGCGAAACTTCCGGAATTTGATCGGAAGAGAGCGAAGACTACAGCGCAGACTGAAGTCCTTGCAGCATGCTCTGCTTCTCAATTTGAATCATATCGCCAATCCCCTGCGGTTACGGGTAAGAAGTGGCGTCATAGCGGTGCAAAGAATAACCAACCTCGTGATAATCACGTGGCGTATGACGGTACAACGGTGCTAGTAGAGGAAGAATTTGAATTACCCGGTTCTGGTGAGAGGTGTATGTTTCCGCGCGATAGTTCTCTATCTGCTAAGGAGAGAGTTAAGTGCAAATGTGTTATGTCTCCAGCAGTAGATAACAATATATTAGGCCTATCAGAAGAAGAGAAGCAGAAGATTAGGGAAGAAACTTTGAAGGAGTTGAACAAGAAATGAAGACTTCTAAAGCTAAAATGATTCGTATTTGAAAGGAGGTGAATAAATGAAAAAACGTAAGCTGAAGAACTTGCAGGTTTCACATGTCTCTTTTGTAGAGAATGGAGCAAACCAACGTAAGTTCTTTTTAACGAAATCAGAAGAACAACCAAACTTTGAAAAGCCTGTGAAGGTTATTAAGTCCGATGATGAAGCAGAACGTCTCGTCTATGGGATTGTATATGAGCCGGATACAATCGATGCTCACGGAGATTTCGCAGATGCTAAGACAATCGAAAAGGCAGCGCATGAGTTTATGCTCAAGTACCGCCAAATCGATAAAAATCACGACTTTGTAGCAGGTGTTGGAGAAGTTGTTGAATCATATATTGCACCTGCTGATATGGAGCTTAATGGCGAACCTGTAAAGAAAGGTACATGGATCCTTACTACAAAGGCAGATGAGGAAACATGGGAAGCTGTTAAGAAGGGTGAATTTCAAGGATATTCCCTTGCTGGAGTCGCTGAAACAGAAGTGATTGGGGAAGAAGTAACTAAAACTGAAGAGAAGCAGAAAGAATCCCTTTTTCAATTATTGAAGGGATTTTTTAATGGGCAAAAACAAGCTGAAGTTGCTAAAGAAGAGGAAACATTCCTTTCAGTGGTAGAAAAAGCTGGGAAGAAAATTAGCGCTCCAAATATGGCTGATATAGATGCAGCTATTGAATCATTAACAAATCTAAAAACACGCGTCATACCGTCATCGGAAGGCGCAGGAAGTGAGGAAAACAATATGGAGTTTAATCAAGAACAATTTGAAAAGACATTAACTTCAGCAGTAGAAAAGGCTGTAGGCCCAATCAAGGAAGAATTAGCTTCTGTTAAGAAACACCTTAATCTTGATGAGGAAAAAACAGAAGAAGATATCAAGGTAGAAAAAGCTGTGGAAGCTGCTACCGCTCCATTACGTGAAGAAATTGAAGCGTTAAAGAAATCTCAAGGTATTAGCAATCAGCAAGATACTGATGTTGTTGAGAAAGCAGAAGTAAAAAAATCTGTATGGAATGGCTTACTGTAAGCCTGAAGGAGGAAAACATATATGACACTTAATAACAAAACAATTATTGAAAAAGCGGACGTTACTCTTGCCACGTTAGCTAGTGGCGGTTTAATGAATCCTGAGCAAGCTGATACATTTTTACGTATGGTGCAAAGCGCCCCTACGATTTTAAAAGACTCTCGATTTGTTCAAATGGCTTCAGACACACGTAAAATTGAAAAAATCGGTTTTGGTTCTCGTATTCTACGTCCAGGTGTAGAAGGAACACCATTAAAAGATTCTGATCGTTCTGCTCCAACAACTAGCACAGTTACATTAAATGCAAAAGAAGTAATCGCTGAAGTGCATATTACTTATGACACGTTAGAAAATAATATTGAAGGTAATAACTTGCAAAATACGATTATGCAGATGATTGCAGAGCGCGCGGCGTTAGATATTGAAGAATTAATTATTAATGGTGACAAATCTTCTGCTGATACGTATTTAACATTACTAGATGGTTTACGTAAACAAGCGACTTCACATGTAATTGATCATGCAGCTGGTGCATTCTCTAAAGATGTATTTAAGAAAGCTTATAAAGCTGTTCCTGCGAAATACCTTCGCAATCCTAAAGATTGGAAGTTCTATACTTCACATGGATTAGAAGTTGAATGGAAAGACCAAGTTGCAGCACGACAAACAAACCTTGGTGACTTCTCACTTCAAGGCGGTTTAGCTTCAGCGTATGGTGTTCCTGTAGATGGTATTGCGATGTTACAACCATACCACTGATGAAACAAATACTGTATCTGATATTCTATTAATTCATCCTAAAAACATTGGTAGTTGGGTATGAGCCGAAATATTCCGAATTGAAGTTGAAAAAGATATCCCCGCCCGTAAGTTCATCATTGTTTTTACCTGCAAAGGTGGATGCTAAATTTGAAAAGGAAGATGCAGTAGCGAAAGTTATCAAAGTTAAGGAGTGTTGACTTTTGAATTACTATGCTAAATTAATAGTTGGTAAAACATATGACGTCCATGAACGTCTTTTTTTATTGGGCCAAGAAGAGAAGGTTACAAAGAAAACCTATGATTATCTAAATGGTAATGAACAATTTTCAGTTCGAAAAGAAGGTAGCAAATCTAAAGGAGAGGAGTGATAAGTATGCCACTTATTACTGCTCAAGAAGTAATTGATTACACTGTATTACCTGAAGTGAAAAAGCGTCCTGTTCCTTTATTGGAGCAGGACATACTTGAAGCAGATACAGAGATTTATAATCTCTCTAAAATAGATTTTAGTGATAAGACGAAATATCCTGAGGTTCCAGCAGAGGTGAAGTTAGCGTGTAAGAAATTGGCACAGTATTATGCTTATACAAACGCCGATGCAACTGCGATGAAAGGTATTAAGTCTGAAAGTATTGGTAGTGGTGATTACTCCTATACAAAGGATAGTTCCAGTATCATAAAACCTTCTGTATTATACCTTTTGCAAAAGTTTATGGATCATAAAGGTAAAAATAAAATCACATTCAAAATGAGGGCGATTTAATGTCTCTTCAAGGTATGTTTGTTCACGAATGTGATATTTATCATTTGCAGAAGGAAACAAAGCCTGGGAAGTACGGGCAACCAGGAGAAGAGGTTTATTCATACAAAGATTCTCCTGATATAACAGAACAAATCTGCTACTTTGCAGAGAATGTGGCAGTTGCTAGACCTACTGCAATACAATCTGCGCCGAACCAATTAAATGAACAGCATACACGAGTGCTATTTATGCCTGATACAGATATAAAACATAATGACAAGGTAATCAAGAAGAATACTAATGTCGTTTACTATATACGTAATCCCTTTCCAGTAGTGCATCCACTTACTGGTGAGGTTTCACATATAAAAGCCACTGCGGAGAGGAAGAGTGAACCATGGCTAGCCAAATAACGACTAGAGGATTTCGTGAGTTCAGTGCTAAGTTGAACCGTATGGCAAATGGATTAGATCAGAATGTAGCTTTATGGCTTGAAGCTAGCGGTTTTCAATTTCTAGAAGAGGTGCAAAATCAAATCATTTCATTAGCGGTTGTGGATACAAGAAGACTGCTAAACTCGTTTGATAAGGGTGGAGATGGAAACGTGTGGCGCTCATCTGATGGTGGATTAACATTAGAGATTGGTAGCAACTTAAGCTATGCAAAATTACAAAATGATGGATGGCAGCAGGTAAGGAGATTTGTTCCAGGTAGATGGGAAGGACATAATTTCGAGTATGATCCACATGCACCTACCGGAATGATGCTTACTGCTAAATTTATTGAAGGTCGTCCGTATTGGGATAATGCAGTAGCAATATATGAGCGCATGTTCCAACGTTCATTTGACCGCCAATTTAAGCAATGGGTACAGAATGGAGCGAGATAATTATGTATGAGCAAATACATGGCTCTATGAAAGCTTTTGTATACGACAGTTTACCTGCTAATACATTCGCTTATCATGATCAAGTTCCAGAAGAACTAGTTATTCCATCGGTATATTATCCGATTTTATCTATAAATGATGATAAAACTTCAAAAGATCATTACACCTTACTATATACAATGGTAGTAAGGTTTTTTAATGCAACAACAGATAAGGCAATGCAAGCAGCAGAAAAGGTTGCTAACAAAATCAGAAGTAACGGTTACACAGTACATCTGCGAAATGAAGATGGTAGTGAATCGATTGATACGATTTATTTTCGAAGAGTAACAACTGCTCCAAGTGGAGTTGGTTCTGCGCAATTAACAATGATTTTTGAATACCAACAAGCTTATGTAAATTAAGGAGCGTGAAATATATGGCTGAAACAGCTGGAACAGTTAAGAACAAAATGTACCGTGGTGATGAGTTTATTATCGCTGCAAAAATCAAGGATCAAACTAATCAGACAATATTAGTTAGACCATTTGACCAGACCGAAGACTCTCATAATATTGAAGCCGATGAAATTGAAGCGGAGTCAAAAGATAGATCATATTCCGATTATGGAAAAAGAAAAGAAACTCGTTCGTTCTCTTGTACGTTAGCAGAAGGGGACCCGTATTATCCTGCTGTTAAGGCTGCCATTAGAAATGGTGAATATATGGAGATTTATGAAATTAATATGAGAACGAAAGAAGCAGAAGCTGGAAACTATATGATTACTTCTTTTGAACGTTCTTCCTCTAACAGTGAATTTGTTTCTTATTCAGTGGAAGTGAAATTATCCGGATCTGTAAGAACGGAAACACTCACAGAAATTCCTAAAGGTGCAGGTCAGTAAAGGGCGGTTTTTTACCGTCCTTTTTAAATTTGGAAATAAAATCCAATTAAAAGGAGATTGATATAAATGCGTTTTGAAATCAAAGGAAAAGAATATAACTTGAAGCTAACTTATAATGCGATTGTTGAAATCAACAAAAAATATAAAGCTGGTGCACAGGAAGTAGTATCTTCTGCAATCTTAGGCGATATTTCAATGTTTGAAGATGCTATTTACTTTGGGTTACTTCACACAGAAGAAGGATTCACTCAAAAAGATATTAAAGAAGCACTAAATGAATTGTTCGAAGCAGGAAAGTTAACTCAAGAATTTATTAAAGATGTTTTAAAAGAGGTCATTACGGATCATTTTTTCTATCAAGCGACAGCACAGAAAATGAAACTTCAAATGAAGAAGAGAATGGCAGAACAGAACCTGGAGAATCCGGAAATGGTGGAAGAGTTAATCGGGTAAGAGAATTTACCCAAGAGGATATCGATAAGGTGCAGCAGGATGGGTTCAGATACTTAGGTTTAACAGCTAGAGAATCTATGAATCTATCCCCGCGCGAGTACCAAAATATGATGATTGGTCGTAACGAACAGTATCTGGATCAATTACAAACATATAGTATTTATGCGCTTATGATGCGTGTTGCTTATCACCACGATCCTAAAAAGCAATTAAAACCGACAGATTTATTCAATCGAAACAAGTTAAATGGTGAAAATAATAAGGAATTATCCATAGAAGAAAAAATGAAAAAAGCAGAAGAAAATATGAAATTCCTGCAAAATCTCGACTTCGGTTAATGAAAGGTAGGTGAGATTTTGGCAACGACAGAAGAATTAGTAGTTCAATTTAGGGCTGAAACGAATCAAATGCGCCGTGAAATCAAACAAATGCGCCAGGAAGTGAAACAAGTTTGGTAGACACTACCATTCGGACATCACGATATTACCGTAGAAGTCTTGAAAGTATGGGAGATTCTAATAGTGAGTATAGTCGTCGATTAAGGCAAATGAAATATGAACAAAGAGAAGCTATGAAGCCTCATATTGAAGAACTAAAACGAACTAAACTCGCTTATTTAGATGCTGCTATGAGCATGGCAACATATTCTGGTAGCGCCCAGGATTTAATTGCTCAGGTTAATAGAATTGGTAAAGCAGAAAAAGCCGCGAATGATGAAATTATGAAACTAGACAGAATGAAACAAGCTAGTATTTTGCAAACCATCGGTATGTTGAACAATATGTCTACAACATCAAGTAAACTACAAGGTAACTTGCAACGTATGGGTAATCCATTATACAACGTTTCTAGAGGTGCTTTAGTAGCAACAAATGCAATGGAACGATTGGCGAATAGAAGTAGTGCTGCTCAGTTAGCTTTAGAATTTCTTGGACCTACTGCGAATATGAAGCAGTTAAATGATCAAATTCGTATTATTAATCAATCTGTTATGGGAATGGGACAAGCATTTTTAGTCGTTGGTGCTGGAGCGGTTATGTTTTATGGCAAATTGCATAAAGCTAATATGGAAATGAATCCCAAATACACAAAGGCATATAAAGACATGATGGAGTCGCTTACTGAAGCGTTACAGCCAATGAGGGATGCTTTTGCTGCTTTAATGATACCTATTTATAATTTTGTTAACACAATGGCAAAAATGGTCATTGCATTTAATGAAGCGCATCCTACTTTAGCAAAATTCATCCAAGGGACAATGATGTTAGTTCCAGCCTTAACACTCCTATTGCTGCCATTAGGTGCAGGAATGGGATTATTAAAAGGGTATAGGGCGGCGTTTGCTGCTTTATGGAGGATTATTAAACCGGCAGTAATGGTGTTAGCCATGGCGAGTCCTGTAGCATGGGCGCTAGCAGCTGCGATAACAGGTTTAGCTTTAGGGTTTACTTATGCTTATAAAAACATAGAACCATTTAGGAACGCAGTTAATAACGTGATAACCGTTTTTAAAGCGTTTTGGCAAGTTTTACAAGGAAATAGTGATGGTGCAGCTAGTATGCTCACTTCACTAGGAATGTCACCAGAGAATACTAGAGCGATCATATCATTTGGTGAAACAGTTCGAGGGGTAATTGAAACAATTAAACAAGTTTTTTCAGGCTTTGCAGTATTCATGCAAGGCATTTTTGCGTTGTTCGCAGGTGATGAAGAAAACGGAACAGCATTATTAAAATCACTAGGGATGAATCAGGCGACAATTACAACGGTTGTTAATACTGTATCGTCTATCAAGCAAGCAATAAGCGAGTTTTTAAGCGGAATCTGGTCCTTCATGACTGCGATTGGAACCCAAATAGCCCAGTTTTGGCTAGAAAACGGCAGCCAGATAAAACAAGCCTTTTCCGATTGTTGGTCTGTAGCGAGTGAAATAATAAAATCGGTAATGCCGGTTATAGTTGCCGTATTCCAATTTGCGTGGCCGATTATAAAGGAAATCGTGATTGGAACGCTAGAAGCGATACGTGATTTTATACAGGGAATCTTAAAAGTTATACTCGGAATCGTGAAAGTATTTTCTTCTCTTTTTACCGGCGATTGGGCTGGAGTTTGGGAAGGGGTTAAGGAAATTTGGTTTGGAGCACTAGAAGCGATTTGGGGTTACCTGCAATTATGGGGTGCTGGGAGAGTCCTAAAGTGGCTTGGTAAATTTGGAAATGACATAGGTCGGTTATTCGGTAAATTTTGGGGAGATATAAAGAAAATTTGGAATGATGCCCTTGCAGATTTATACGTATTCTTCGGTTCAAAATTAGAAACTATAACCCGTCTAGCACAAAGTTGGGGCGGTATGTTCAAAAATTTCTTTGTTGGAATTTGGGACGCTATTATAGGCGGAATACAAAACAAAATGAACAATGTAGTTTCAGCTATTGGATGGGTGCTAGGGCAAGCGGTAAATACAGTCCAGCGTTTTGTAGGTTACTTTTTCACGATTGGCCAACAAATAATCTCCGGAATGATTAATGGTATTTACAGTTATGCCAATAAACTCATAGATCAGGTGTTTAACATTGGTCGTTCCATAAAAGATACTATTACCGGATTTTTCCGTATCCACTCTCCTTCACGTGTGATGAGAGATATAGGGGTATACGTAGGTCAAGGTTTAGATCAGGGAATGGATAGTATGATAAACCCGCTAGTACGTACTGCGTTAGATATGGCAACTGCTGTTAAAGATGGATTTTCTAGTTTGACCGATTCAATTCAAATGGGTGATATTCTTCCTGGTAGTGTAGTAGCTCCTGTGATTCCTTCTATTTCAGGAAGTTATAAGGCTCCATCGTATGTATCAGGTGTTAATTCCTCATCAGATTTCGGGCAACAAGCAATGATTAACTCCCAATCAGCTAATGTTGCAAGTCAAAATGACAATAGATTAGTGGCAGCTGCAGTTAAAAATCTAGGTGACAAATTAGATAATCTACAAGTTGTTATGGAAGGTGAAACAGTAGGACGTATTGTACGACCTCATGTAAATGAAGGGAATGCAGTCGAAAACACAGTAAGGAGGTATTTCTAATGGACGTGCAAATCACAAGAATGAATGGACAAACTATGAAACTATCTGACATAAACGTTCAGGTGCAAGACTTCCGTGTGGGATCGATTGAAATGCGTCCTACCTATATAGATGTAGAAGGCGCAAGCGGAAGAATTAGCACAGGATCTACTTATGGGGTACGGAATATAACTGTACCCTTTTATTTTAAAGCGCAGGATTTATTAGATGTAGCAATAACGCGAGATAAACTATTTGAGATGATACTAAGTACAGAACCTTTCTATATTCGTGAATTACGACGATTAGAGTATCAAAATGGAGATAATCTAATTGTTAGTGGCAAACGATATAAAGTAAATATGTCCTCTACATTCGATATAGATCAGCAACTCAAATATGGATTTGGTGAATTGGAATTTGAAACAGCAGACTTGCCATTTGCTGAATCGATTGGCAAGTCATCAGATATTCAACGTGATAGAGTTAATCCAGGGAGTGGATTATGGGGAGCAGGTATGGGCATTATCAGTGATCCTGCGTCAAGGATATATAAACATAAAGCCGTATCAGGGCAGCGATTTCAAATTTTCAATCCTGGTAACATTCCGGTTCATCCTTTTGAACAAGAATTAAAAATAACAATTAGTGACGTAGCAGGTAGTACAGCGGGATTTATGCTTAAGAATCATACAAATCTTAGCACAGCAACAATAACGTCAGCTTTATATATTACAGACACCATTATTTACTCAGGTCCGAATATAGGTAGAAACGGGTTATCCTTTTTAAGGAATACAAAGAAGGATTTCATTGAACTTGTACCAGGGTGGAATACCTTAGAAGTGTTTAATTGCACCTCAGCAACAATAGAATTTGATTTTAGGTTTTACTACAAGTGAGGTGATTTAATATGTATGTACGTGATTTAGAAAATATAGAGTATATCACACAAACAACTTATTTAATTGAAGAAGAATTAAATGGGAATTGTGTGTTTTCTGCAAAGATACCTCCTAATAAAGTGAATTTAACATTTCTTAATAGACTCTCAGAAATGTGGACTTTAGTCGATGATAATGAAACGGAATACAAAGTTGTTTACCTGAAGAAACAGGGTGAAGGGCAAACATTAACTGCTGAGATTAAAGCGGTACCGAAATTTTATGATGATTTCGACAGCGGTCGCGTGTATGAAGAATATAATCAATCCTTTACTGCCAATGCTTGCTTTGCAACTATTTTTAGTGGAAGTGGCTATGTTTATCAATTAAACGGAAGTTATAACTCGTTACAATGGGAAGGATTTGGTGGTGGATCTACCCGACTTGAAATGTTTAAAGATGCATTGAATCGTTATGGAGCAGAATTCAAGGTACTCGGCAAGGTTGTAACGATTGAACCGCAAATCGGAGTTGACTTAAACGTCATGTACCGCCATAGATTGAATGCTTCTAATATAGTTCAAGAAGTTGATGCATCAGGATTTTGGACATACGCTAAAGGTTATGGTGATTTTACAGAAGAAGATGGATGGCAAGGCGCTAAATTGATTCGTGAGTATATATCACCGCTTGCAAGTATTCCTGGAATTGGAGTGCGTCACGCTCCACCTTTAAAAGACGGTCGTATAAAATTAAATGCAACAATGGAAAACAGTTTAAAAAAGATTGTGAATGAAAGTTTAAAAATTAGCGTAACTGCCGATATACATGATTTAACGAAACAGAAATACCCGATTGCTCAGAGTGGACTTGGTGATCGGGTATTTCTAATTGATGAAAGAATTGGATTAGATGCAGAAGTACGTGTTGTAAATCGGAGTGTATTACGTGATTGGCGCGGGAATATACTGGATGTTCAATTGACCTTTGGGAATCAAGACATTACCAAAAGGTATCAGTCTAATTTAGATCATGCCGCTAAAACAATTAATGATTTGATAGAGGGGCGAGAAAAGCTCCCAATCAATGCGATGGCAGCGGAAGTTGCGAATGTCACGAGCATGATTTTAGGTGTAACTAGTGAATTAGATATCACACCACAAGGGTTAATTGCGAAGGATAAGAATAATCCCAATTATGTTGTAGTCTTGAATAGTGCCGGATTAGGTGTAAGTACTGACGGAGGAATGACCTTTAGGAACGCAATCACTGGCCGAGGTGTTGTTGCGGAGCGTATATTAGCAGGCGAAATTAAAGGTTCTACACTGCGCACTGATAGTGGATCTAACTACGTTCATATCGAAAAACAATTTATACGCTTGATGGAGTCGAATTTAACACGGCTATACCTTGGGTACTATACGAATTCCGTCAATCAACTACAGCCAACGATTGTATTAGGTGGGGATTCAAGTTTTCAAGATGGCTCTGTTGTTCTTAGTCAACAACCAACGCAAGGATTCTTAGGAATAATAAACGGTAAAGATTCTAACGGAGACCCGTATTTCGTAAGCTCAGTTATGTTTAGAAGATCAGGCGATTTAATCCTAAAGGGTGGCATGAATGGGTCTGTAACCGTTAACTCGGGTAAAGGTATAAATAATTACGCAAATGGTGGATCGTATTGGGTAGAAGCTACTGATGGTATCGGATTAAAAGGCGGAAATAAAAGTGTATTGATAGACAGTCGAACCGCTATTGTTTTCAGCTTAAACGAAAAAAATATGCTTGATGTAGTGGATAACAATGGAGAAACGGATTTACGATTTCAAACAGTACTACTCAGAAATGGATCAGTGCCTGGTTATGCTGGTAAATTACAAGTTAAATCCGGTTCAGGTACTTCTTATTCCCCTGTAGTAGCAAGTAATTTTGAAACTTCATCGCAACGCAAATATAAAACAAACATTCGAGATGTACAGTTCAGTGCTTTAGAAAAAATTATGGCGTTAAATATTCAACAATACAATTTGAAAACGGATATGGAACAGCTGTATGAAATGCGGATGAATCGTCAAGAAGACGAGACAGTATTAACTACAAAGGATATTACAACTAGATACGGTTGGATTGCAGATGATGAAAATAATCCTGAGTGTTTCGTTACAAAAGAAAGAAATGCCGCTGAGATATATTCATCTTTAGCTATTCAGATTAGAGCGTTCCAGGAAGAAAAGATTGCGAAAGATAAAGAAATTGATGATTTAAAGACTAAAATTAAATCATTTGAAGATAGATTAGCGTTATTAGAACAAAAATTATCATAAAGGGGTGAGTCGATTTGGCAGAAATACTTAAAATAAGAGAAATAACAATTGATACGATGCAACACAAGGATTTCAATATAAAAGAAGAGGAACTAAAGCTCATCCGGTTTTATCAGAATGATTTAAACTCTGCCAAACTATTAATCAATGTTACTCATGACAAAGTAGTAACAGATTTTTCATCAGCAACAGGTGTACAAATTGCATTCTTAAAGCCTGATTGTAAGCGAGTATTCCAAGATGTACAGAACGTAAATCAAATGCAGGGTAAGTACTATGTTGTTTTAAGTACACAAACTCTGATTGCCTATGGTAATGTCATTGCGCAATTGAGATTCACTTTCCCGAACAACAAAGTAATTGAAACTTGTAAATTCGCATTTACAGTAGATGAATCAATAATGTCTGATGATGCAATGAAATCTACAAATGAATTTCCAGTAATACAAAAAGCGATTGAAGCAGGTAAGAAGCTTGAAGGTGTAGATATTGATGGGATTATTGCAGCGGGTGAATTAGCAAAGGGAGCATTACCTAAAACAGGTGGTACTATGACAGGCGCCCTAACATTTCAAGGAGTCAACTCTCAACAAGTTTTCAAGGATTCCACAGATAAGAAAAAACTTACTATAGGCGTAGATGGAGCAGGTTCCCCATTCGCATGGAACGAAGCCGCTAATAAGTACGCCTGGAAGATAGAAAATGATGGGAAGTTCAATGTAAATGCTGATAACTTGGTGGGCAAAGACGGTATTTATCTCAATTGGATTTTACCTGGAGGGACACCCAAAGCAGTACCAAATGGAGTTGATATAAATACTATTACAGAATCTGGAGTGTGGCAAGCGAATGGCAACCCCAATCTTCCAAATGTAAACAGCCAATGGTTTGTCATTGAGGTTTTTCGTCATACTCCAAGTTTCGTGATTCAAAGAGCTACAAGGTTTGCAGGAGCTATTCCTGAAATATTTGTACGTGCTTCACGCAGTGGTACATTCGATCCTTGGAAGCGAGTATCGTTTTCTGATGAGGTTGTCACCAAAGCAAAAGACGGACGAGCTAACATAACCCTTAATAGTGGTTTTACTAATTTCGACACTAACTATCCAGTTATTGCAGACAGAAGAGGTAATACCGTTACACTTAGGGGAGCTGTCCGAAGAGAATCAGGCACTATAGGGGATGTTGCATTTACATTACCAAGTGACATGATACCTCTAGTCAATTTGCCTATGAATTTAGTAACAAATGAAGGTGTTTCAGTTAGGGTTATAATCGCTACAGATGGGTCTGTAAAAATAGGGTCACAAAACAGCGCTGTCTATATATCCTTTACCTACGTAGTCAACTAAGGAGGGAAACCACATGGCTAAATACTACGGCTATTGTTTCAACGAGGAAGGTAAATTCACTGAAATGATCCCCTTGGAAGAAAAGGCGATCACCGAGAAACAAACGTTTTACAGAGAAGAGACAAAAGAAGTTGTTACTGAAGAAAAGCTCTGTGAACTACACCAATCAATTGAAGATGGGACTTATAAAGAACCTCCCCAGATTGTGATCACAGACGATGAGGGGAATGATAGTCAATATAATATTGATGAACCAATCAGCAAATATGATTGTCCTGATTGTGTGATGAGAGATGTGAAGTATGAAACTATTAAAGTACCATACGAAGAAGATGTAATTGTAGGTTATGAACCAGACATTCCTGCAAATTGCACTTTGGAAGTTTGTCCTGATGGAATTTATTATCCATTATTTAAAGATGGAAAATGGGTAAAAACAGTGGAACCTAAACCCGAAGAACCCAAGCCTGAAGAACCATCTGAATTAGAAAAAATTAAGAAACAATTAGCTGATATTCAGAAGGAACTCGAAGATATCAAAAATCAGAAGCCGCCAACTCTTGAAGAACCAGAAGTGCCAATAGCATTTGCAGCACCTATACAAGATACACAAGATTATGAACACGAAATTAATAAAATAAAGCAAGTTATTCCGAATTTAGGAGAGCAAATTGTTGATTTGCATAGTCGAATAGCTGATTTAGAGAACAAAGAGCAGGTGTAATTAACTGGTCTTTTTATTTTGAACAAAATACGGCTTTTAAAGACAAGCGTGCAGCAGTAGGCTTTTTTATTTGGTTGAAGGAGGAAAGAATGTGGATCGTATTGATGTATTAATGAAAACATTTATAGCTACCTTCGGAGCTTTTTGCGGGTACTTTTTGGGAGGATGGGATACAACATTGAAAGTTCTAGTTATAATGGCAGCTATCGACTATATCACAGGAGTATTCGCAGCAGGATATAACGGTGAGTTAAAAAGTAAAGTGGGATTCAAAGGCATCGCCAAAAAGGTGGTGCTTTTTCTTTTGGTTGGAGTTGCAGCGCAGTTAGATTCAGCGTTTGGAAGTAATAGCGCCATTCGTGAAGCGACAATCTTTTTCTTTATCGGGAATGAGTTGTTATCTCTTTTAGAAAATGCAGGACGTATGGGAATTCCTTTGCCATCTGCGTTAATAAACGCAGTTGAAATTTTAGGCGGTAAACAAAAACAAGTAGAGAAAAAAGGAGATGTTGAATAATGAGAGTATCAAGTCATGGAGGACACAATGCTATTGTACCCGGAGCTAATTGGGGTAACCGTAAAGAGCATCTAATGGATCGTGAGTGTAATAAGGATTTCATTAAAAAATTACGTGCTTTAGGTCATTCTGTGGAAGATGACACTGACGATGTAGGGCGTACAGCCAATGCTATTGTAGGTAACCAAGTTAGGAATATCAATGATAGACCTAATGACGTAGGATTCGCTTGGCATCTTAATGCATCTAACGGAGAAGGGCATGGAGTAGAGGTACTTTGTTACTCTGCAAAAGAAGCACCTATGGCAGCTCGTATTTCAGCGGAAATTGCAAAGCGTACTGGATGGAAAGACCGTGGCGCTAAAATACGTCCAGACATTGGAGTAATCCGCTCCAGTAACTGTCCGTTCTTCCTTGTAGAGGCAGGCTTCATTGACAATGATGAAGATATGGCCAAGTGGAATGTAGACGCAATTACTTCAGCAGTAATCTTTGCTTACTTTGGACAAGAGTGTGGAGGGACAAGCTCAAGTGTTGCACCTGCTCAACCAACTAAACAGAACATCATACAAACAGGAGCGTTCTCTCCATATGAGGTCCCTGATGTAGCGGGAGCTATGAAATCTCTTAATATGACAGGTACGTTTCTTCTCCAAGGAGATGGATTAACTTTCGTAGTAACAGATCCTACGAGTGATACGCAATTAAAAGCAATGAAAGAATACCTTGACCGTAAAGGTTGGTGGTATGCAGTTAAATAAAAGAATAGTTTGATGTATAAAAAAAGTCGCCCTTAATAATTGGACGGCTTTGTTATGTAATACGAAGAAAAGACCGCCTATTACGGGCGGTCAATTTTTACTAATGATTTTTTAATGCTTGTTTTAACGTTTCAGCTGTTTGTTCAAGCCATTCTATAGGATTAAGTTTTAAAGAAGGAAAATAAATTTCAGTATAATATTCAATGAACGCTTCTTTTTCTTGCGTGGATAAATCACTTTTTAAAAATTCAGCTATGTACTTTACGGTATTTTCTATACACACTTTGTGAGCTTCTTCTATAAATTCATTTAATGCTTTTTCTACTGTTCCCATATCTTGATGAAATGTTCCGTCTAAAAAATCACTTAATTCTTCATACATATAATATTTATCATTCATAAGTATCCTCCTAAATTTCTATCTTACGGGATATCCTGTTCGAATATAACTTCCTTGTCCGTCTTTTTTCAAGATAATTTTAGCATTAGTTACCTCTAAAACATTTTCAGATCCTCTTACAATAGATCGACCAATAACTTCATCACCTCTATACCTAAACCCTAGAGTTGGCGGGCTGTAGGGATCATCTAACCACCTTTCTATTTTACGTATATTTCTAGGATTGGTTAACACTTCATCAGCAATTTTTTGGGCTGTTTCTAAATTATTAAAAGATGAGGAACCTGTGATATCGGGGTCGTCTTTTAAGCGTTGAGCCAATGCTTCATTAGATATTTCAACATGCTTTTCCATTAAATGTCCACCTTTATCTTCGTGTTGCTTTAAATCACCATCAAATACACGTGGACTATATTGATTTGATCTATCTATGTTTTCAGCAGATAAAATAGTATCTTCAGCTTGTCTAAAATTAGGCGTATCAAGCCGAGATGGTATATTACCTCCACCAGCGAAAGCAAACTCATTGTGATTACGATTGAATAAGGATGCAGCGTCTTGCAAGCTTTGATTAGCAGTTCGTGAAATCTCAGCTAATTTTGTGCCAGGTTTCAACATTGCGATTTTATCCACGCCTTTTGTCCCTACGAATAGTTGTCCAACAGCCAATATAGTATGACCGGTCGCGCTTCCATACCATGCTGCACCACTATACGAGTCACCATTGGTAACATCACGATTCCAAGAATCAGAAATTGTTTGTTTTATCGCATTGAACGTTTCAACTGGGTGAGAAACGGCTTCAATCGTGTTATTAAATGTGTCAATTGGATGGATAACTGCATCTGCAAGTCCTAATAATTCATCACCTATAGCGTCGCCCACTCCCTTTGTAAAGTGATAGGGGACACCTAATCCAGCTTTTTCAAAAGCTGATTCGATTTCATCATCTATAGCGTCTTTTATTTTATTCACATCTTTATAAGCTGCATCGATACCATGTTTAAATTTATCATATAAAGACTCATCGGAATTTTTTACTTTACTAAGATCCTCATAAGTTTCCTTGAATCCATGCCAAACCTTGTCACGTAAAGATCCATCATTTTTCTCACTATTTAACTTACCACACATTGCCCCTTCTTCAAGACTTCCATCATATGAAGCATCTGTGGTACGGAATTTTTTAGCAATTCGTTTCAAATCTTCTTCCACTTGTATAATTGAATTGATAGATGTAAAAGCTTTTGGTCTCGCATCATTGAACATTTGAACGAATTGTTGATTAGAGGCACCAATCCATTGAAAACATAAACGATCTATTTCATTACATAAATTATTATGTATAGATTCTAATGCGATTCGGGTATTACTTGCACGATTAGCAACTTCTTCTAGCATTTCAGGTGTTACTTTGATTTGAACCATTTCTTTCCTCCCTTTCCCCAATTAAAATTATGAGATAAAAAGAAAAAAATGTAAATACGGAAACTTTAGATTAGTATAATAATATTTATGTGAAATAAAAGCCACTTAATTGTAAATAAAGCTTATGTGTATGTAGAGTAACAATAAGGGCCACGATTGTGAGTGTTTTTTTATTTTGCATCAATAATATCAATAAACTTCAAAGTCATATTATTGTAAAATGCATCAGTGCAAATTATAGATTTATTCAGCGGATCAATATCAACAACAGTCATATAGTTAGTAAGTAAAAAACCACCTTCATAATATGTAATCAATATTTCTTCTTCAGATAATAATGAACATAATAGCATGTTCTCAATCAGTTCTTGTTCATCCTGAGTTAATGTAGGTTGTTCTACCTTCGTCTTTTCTTTAACAATTTCACGGATACCAGCGAATTGCTCTGGCATCGCTGCGAATGGAGTCCATTTAACCATTCCTCTTCCTTTTGGCATATTAGCGTTGTTCATGCTTTATGTCCCCCTAACAATGTGTTTCTGTATCTTGCTGTAGCACTATTTGTATACGAAATTCCTCGTAATATGCTGTTCTTACCAAATTTAGTGCGTATTTCATCCATTACTTTAGTTAGTTTCATTTCTTTTTCTCGTTGTATTACATTATCGAATAGTGAGATTTGTTCTTCGCCTTCATTGATTAAGTTAGTTAAAGAAACATTGATGGTTCTAATGGGTTCCCCAGTATAAAACTCATGTAAAAAATATGTGCAAATCTTATAAATATCCATTGTTAAATTGGTAGGTCGGTTCATAGTGTGCGTTTTTCTGAAACCACCAGCGTAATTTTTACTGTAACCAATAGAAAAATGGATAGTTTGAGCTAGTTTGTTTTGCCTTCGCATTCGATAACAAACTTCCTCGATATGTTCCAGTAGAATAATTGGGAATTCTTCTATGGTGTAATCACGCATAAGTATTTGGCTTTTACCAATAGAAGTTGTTGCTGGAACGTATTTTTCTGATATACGGCTAAAATCAATGCCGTTGCTATGTAAGTGTAGTTCTTCACCAATGACCCCAAAGCTCTGCTTTAAATATTTGAGTGGGTATTGCGCTAAGTCTCCAATTGAATGGATTCCTTTTCGATTTAACTTCGCTTCTGTCTTACCCGAAATTCCCCAAAACTTGCTAAGCGGTCGTATTGGCCATAATTTTATGGGTACATCTTCGTACTTCCAGTATGCTATGCAATCTTTCGTTTTCTTTGCTTCCACATCTAAGGCAACCTTGCTCATTAATGGGTTTGGACCAATTCCTATCGTGCATTCGATTCGAGTATTCGCATATATTTCACGCTTGAATTTCAGCGCGAACTCATATGGATCGTTAGCAAACAAATGAATACTATCCGTTATGTCCATAAAGAATTCATCGATGGAATATTGGTGAAAATCCTCAATTGGCACGTATTGTAGAGCCAACTTAGTAATGAAATTAGAGCATCTTATATAGGTGCCCATAATTGGATTTACCACAAGAATATCTTTACGACGTGGTATTTCATACAATCTCGCCATTTTCTTAACGCCTAATGCTTTTAATGGTGGAGTTGCAGCCAAAACAATTGAACCACTCCTATTCACATCACCAACTACAGCCAATTTAGTATGAAGTGGATCTAATCCCATTTTGATGCACGATACGCTGGCATAGAACGAACGAAGATCTACACATAAAACAATTCGATTTGGCAATATTGAATAGTCATACACCGTTATTCCTCCTAAATAACAGAACGTTAGTTCTTATTATATACGAATGTATGTTCTTTTATGAAGAGGTTTTTTCAAAAAATATCAATAGAATTTTTAACGAGGCTACAATCGATAGTCATTATATAAATAAAAAACCATCCTTTTGGCATAAAAGGATGGTACAAAGGAGAAGTAACATGTGGAGTAAATACACTCTGTTTTCACGTTTTTACTATTGACCTAAGATAATAACAATAAGTTTTGGTCAATTAACTTTCTAAGGGGCCTATTGATAATCAATAGTAATGGTTTTAATAACACGAGTCGCAAGTTTCAACGCTTACGACAAAGTAGTTTTACAGAAACCCCTCTGAATCTTAACTCATTTACATAAGAGTAAAGATAGTTTGGACAATGTAATGAAAACATTCAAATATTGTTGAAATAAGTAAACTAAATAATAAACTTTCTAGAAATTTATCCTTAATTATTCTCCAATCAATATCTAAAATAATGTATTCGCGCTTGATTGCCCAAATTCCTAAACATACTAGTGATACAAAAAATTTCAAAAAAATTAACATTGTTACTTCTCCTTTGTTTTATGATGCTATGACCATAAAACAAAGGAGTTCTCCGGTACATAACACCAGAGTGTATTTTTGTTAATTATAACATAATATAATAATATTAATATGTATATGTAATTATAAAACTATATTATCTTTGCAGTAATTTCTTAAATGTCGGTTCTATTACATCCGTTGTAGCGTTATGCGGTAGTTTGTTTATTATGGTTGATAGCCAGGAACGTGGATTCTCTCTTATTTCAAGGGCTGGGATTGGCTATATAGTGGTTCAAATGATTCCATTGTTTATGAGGTTGCTTGTTGAGATTGCTAAGGCTATATAGTTTAGTTTCATAATATTAAATATATCACGTGTCAATATTTTACTATATAATTGTAACATCATATAACGTTGGGGAAGGTTGTTCAGGTATGGAAAGAAATATAGTTTGGGATGTTGAGAAAATAACAATATATTTAGGATTAGCAATAGTTGGTCTAGGCTTTTGGAATGCAACAGGATCTGCGAATATTAGTTCTCCATTAGTGACTGGTATTTCAGCATCAGGATTGTGTTTGACCCTAGCGGACTTTTTTAAAAACAGATACGATAATTCGAATAATAAATTTTACCTCTTTATTGATAGTTTATTGTATATTTTAGCGACAATGAGTATATTAGTTTACCCGAATTCTAAGCTTATCACATCATTAGATAAAGATACTCTTGATTCAATAAGTACTACAGCAAGTCTTTTAGCATTAGGTTTTGTATATATAACTATTGGATTTAGTAATAAAAAGGCTATAGTAACAAGGGAAAGAGAAAGACTTGAAGAGGAATACAAAAGACTTAAAGGTATGCAAGACATAATTGAAAAAAACAAATTACTTTTACAAAAGGAAGAAGAAAAGCATGAAAAAATAATGAAATTATTGACAGATTTGTCTGCTGATTGCAAAGAGTTAGAGAAGAGAGTTAATGAATTGAATAGAAATACTGAAAAAAGCCCTGTATAAACAGAAATGGGGCTTTTTTATTTGCAGGAATTCCCTAACCATCATGGAATACTGTCACTAGGAGGTGTTGTGACGTTATGACGGACGAAATTGTTTATTCTGCTAGTGAAGTATATAAAAGGCTAGGAATAAGTGATAGCACCCTTAGAAAGTACATGGAAGTATTGTCGCGTGAAGGCTTCGCAGTGAAGAAGGATAATCGCGGCAGACGCCAGTACACAGACAGTGACATTATGGTGATTGAGAAGCTAATTGAGCTTAGTAAGCATGACGGTATGACGCTAGAAAAGGCAGCGAAGATGATAGCGCAGCAAATTGAAAAGGTTAATCCAGATTTGATTCAAGAAGAGGCTGAGGAAACGGATTTAGTGCCATTCCACATTAAACAGCAATTACAGGAACAGTACAGCGTTATGGCGCAAGAAATGAATCAGAGCATGTTAGCGATGGAGAAACGATTAAGTGATCAGGCAAAGCAGAGTAACGAGGAAATCAAAGCAAGTGTAGAAGCGCATAATGAGCGAGTGGAAAAACGATTGGAAGCGCGAGATGAGACGCTTATGAAGACGCTACGTGAGATGCAGGAAGCGAAGAGAATGATGCAGGAGTTTCGCGATGAGGTTGCTGCAGCGAAAGAGAAGAAAAAGCCGTGGTGGAAGTTCTGGTAAGAGTAAGAAGAGATACCGCCAGCATTTTTGAAGAAAAACACGCTAAGCAAAAAATACAATAAGCTGTCCATATGGACAGCTTATTTACATAATTTTCGTTATTGGAAGTTATTTTGTATATTGGGTAACTTTGCTCACCCCCCTGAAAAAGGGGAATACACTTAATTTATAAGAAATTTAAACGTAATGTCAAAAATTGTACTTTGTGATATAGCCAAAAATGTAGAATTTTTCATTTCAAAAATACAACTTATTTATATTTGACATATGTCGATACAGTTGTAGAAGATTCGGAATATTTTGTATCAATCTCACTTCTTTTAGGAGGGAAGAATCAAGCTAGCGACTACTCCGGCGTGATCGGACGGCCAGAGAGCAGTTGAAGTTCTGTCTTGCTGTTCTTCTCCTACGAGATCCGCTACAATTGGGTTCCAACCGTTTTTAAACAAAATAAAATCTATTCTTCTGTTTAGAGAGGACGCAGCATTCAATAGATCAGAATCTTGGCAACAGGTAAATCCCTGTCCTTCACCTACCTCTATCCAAACATCTTGAAATCCAGCATTGATAAAATTCCCGTATGTTGGTGTGCCAGTTCCGTTAGCATTTGAATTTAGATCTCCTAGAAGGATCAACGGTAGATTTGTATTGGCTGGCCCTGTCAGTAATTCGTTTCCTTGGGCGACTTGAACTGGAGGAGAAAGCGGCTCCAAATGGGTATTGATTACTCGGAAAATACGTCCGTTTGCGCTAACATCGATAGATGACCATCCCCGAGGAATAGTGAAAGGTTGCCCGCCAACTAGTATCGTTAGTTTCGCTTCAAAATTGGCTTCTTGCTTTTGAATAACCTTGAACCCGGATTCTTTTCGGATCAATATGACGTCCCTATCCAAAAAACCTACTATATTTCCAGTACTGCTTGGCAGTTGCACTGAGTTATTTTCGTTTAGGGCTGCCACTTCATAATGTAATCCCATTTTTTTCAACTCACTTAGCAGCAATTTTACAAAGTCGTATGTGACTGTTTGCAAACCGGGAACAAATAGTTGCCAGAGTTCTGCTTCTTGTAATCCAATGATATCAGGTTTCTTCAAAACGATTTGTCTGGCAATTGTTTCCACACGGATAGGGAAATTGGTCGCAAGAAATTGCCGAAACACTTCTGTTACCGCTTGTCGTAATTCTGCTTGTGTAGTAGCGAGTACAAGCGGTGTAAAATCCGCACCTAAATAAAGATTCCACGTCATGATTGTTAGTGGTCCTTGGGGTTCTGGAATTGGAGAGACAGCAGGTGGAAAAGCAGGAAAAAGTCTACGACAGCATTTTTTATGTTTTGAAAAATATGAGTTCAAAACAGTTCACTTCCTTTTTTTGAAACTAAATATAATTATTTATATTCAAATCGAATAACTTAGCTTGTATGTATATCCTATACATATAAAGTTAACATAAAGCCCTATTATCGGGAGTCAATATATTTAGGAGCTTATCAAAAGCCCTTCAGTTAAGTGCTATGAAGGGCTTTTGTATTCACATAATCAAGGTTATTAGTAGTTGTATCCGAATATCGTGAAAATTGCTAATCCATTAGGAAAATCTAAATCTCCTGCACCAAACTCGCCTACACGAACAGGAACCGTAGGATTAGTAATACTATAAATTTCTACTGTGTTATCCCCAGTGTTTGCTATATAAAGAGTAGTATCTGTAATAGCCAATACGGCAGGGCCATTTAAATTACCTCCATTAAACTCTCCTATACGCACTGGTATTGTGGGATTGGAAATGTCATATATTTCTACTGTATTATCAGCAAAATTTGCAACATAAAGAGTGGTACCTGTAATAGCTAATCCCGCAGGAATATTTAAATCTCCAGTACCAAATTCTCCAACACGAATTGGAACCGTAGGATTAGTAATATTATAAATCTCCACAGTGTTATCCCCAGTGTTTGCAACATAAAGCGTGGAATCTGTAGTAGTCATTCCAGAAGGAGCATTTAAATTACCTGCATTAAATTCTCCCACATGTACAGGAGTTGTAGGATTGGTAATATTATAAATCTCCACAGTGTTATTACCACCATTTGCGACATAAAGAGTGGTACCTGTAATAGTTAATTGATCAGGAACATTTAAATCCGCTGTACCAAATTCCCCTATACGTATAGGGGATATAGGGTTAGTAATATTGTAAATTTCTACACCATCGCCCAAATTTGCGATATAGAGAGTAGTACCTGTAATAGCCAATCCCGCAGGACCTAAACTAGTTACTGATGCAAACTCTCCTACACGTACAGGAACCTTAGGATTGATAATATTATAAATTTCTATCGTGTCATCATCGATGCCCCCGTCAGTACTAGATACATAAAGAAATTTAGCTTTCACAATAATAGGAGGGACAGCGGGTGGAAAAGCAGGAAAAAGTCTACGACAGCATTTCTTATGTTTTGAAAAATATGAGTTCAAAACAGTTCATCTCCTTTTTTGAAATTAAATATAATTATTTATATTCAAATCAAATAATTTAGCTTGTATGCTTATTTAATAAAATTAATGATGTATATTCTATACATGTAAGGTTAACATAACGTCCCATTATTGGTAGCGAAGAAAAAGACGAATTCCTACTCTCACAAGGGAATCGTCTTTTTTGTTCTATGGATCTATGCATTTTTTTATACATTCCTATCCTGGTGCGGTTTTAAGGTTCTTGTCTGTTATTGGATTAACCGAAATACTGGCGGTACCCCATGCCCATCAACTTAAGAATTTTATAGCGTCCTCAAAACGAAAAGCCCTACAAAAAGTAGGGCTTATTTTCTGTCAGAAACTATGTCGTTTAGGGTGTTCTGCTCATGTGCATCCAATTTATTAGTAATGTAGTAATCTAATATTTCATCAATAAGCTCATAATTTTTCATGTCTTTCATTGTGCTGATGGCCTTTACTTTACTAAGCGCTTCAGGTGATACTTTTATATTTTTTCTGTCTGTTGCTGACAAGGGACTCTTTTTATTTGTTACAGGATTATCTAGAACAGGCGTTACAGTCACCAAGTATTTTTTATCCAAAATGACCACTCCTATTTAAAAGGTTTTATTTATTCTCTAATACTTCATAAAGACGCTTGTACATATCTTTATATGCTTTAGAATGCCGATCTTTTAAGTTGGCATCTACATAGTGTTCAACCAACATATCAATAATGTTGTTAATTGATGTTTTATCCATGCCTTCTTGTTCCTGTATAAATGGTTTAAGAGTATTTAGCTTTAGCAAAACGGCTGGTGAAATTTTAGCAGTTTTAGATGGAACTAAACGTTGATCTGGTTTCTCTGGTGTCTGTATTTCTTTTTTCATGTTAGTCTGATCACTTTGAATAGTTAAAGATGAACTTTCCTCAATAGGTGTCACAGTTACTACAAAAGATTGACTTTTCTTTTCCAAAGGTACCACTCCTATTTAGTTTTTAATTTTAAATTAATAAAACTATTCTGCTTGTTATATAGAGGTGAATACAAAAATATAGAAATATCCCTTTATAGAAATAGGGATATTTCTATATTTTTTTTTACATCTCTGTTAAGAGCTTGAATTTCCTTTTCTGTTCAGCTGTTAGCTCATTTTCTACATATCTATCTATAAGTAAATCGATAATTTCATAAGCGAATTTTGTGTTTGTAAGTTTCATTAATACTTCTAGTTCTTCTTTTGATTGATTAGAAATTTTAATGCTGCCTTGCTGATTTTTAAATTTCTTTTTTGATTCAGTTTTTTCGTTTCTTTTTTCTTTTCGAGTTACTTGTTTTTCTTCAGTCTTAGGTTGAGAAGGAGTAGCTGGAACCTCGTTATTTTCCGCTACAGTTTGTCCTTGCTCTGGTACATAAGGCTCAGTAGGTTCAAAGTTACTTTTCTTTCTACCTAGTAAACCAGGAGTTCTCGCCATTTTACACACCAACCTTCATTTTTTCGAACATATCAATACGAGATAATAATTCATCACTAATCGTTTCGTATAGTTCAATTACATTCATATCATGTCTATCTTTTTCAGTAATACCATTAACATCAAATCGTTTAATACGTTCCATTTGAGGGACGATATTTTTGAATAGGTTTTCTTCACCGAAAATTTCACGCGCATTTTCCATGATATATTCATCAACCTTACCGTTATTTTTTAATAGAACAGGAAGAATGCCAACTACTTCAATATCAAGATCATATTGCTCTTTTAATTTGATAAGCTCATTAACATAATTCTCAGCGCCAGTTAGAGAACGTTCTTGCGTTTGCAAAGCAATGAGAACGTAATCTGAAGCTACAACGGCGTTCTTTGTAACCTCTAGCGACATTGGAGGAACATCAATAAATATGTAGTCGTATTTATGTTTGATTTTTTCAAGTAATCCTTTAAAGTAATGATCTTCTTCAGCTTCTGAAGCACAATTTTGATAAAGGAATTTTGCGAAGTCCTGGAAATCAACGTAAGAAGGAATTAAATATAAGTTGTCTGTAATTTCTACTTCTAAGCCATCTAAGTTCCCCTCTTGTATACCTTTCATTAATGTCTTTTCAACAGTAACGATTTCATCAGGATTAAGGATCGACTTTGTTAGCATTAAAGATTTTGTTGCGTTACTTTGTGGATCCAGGTCAACAAGTAATGTACGCTTGCCCTTTTTAGCAAATTCATAAGAGTTCAATACAGCATTTGTGGTTTTACCGACTCCACCTTTGTAATTACCTACCGTAATTGTAATAGCCATTTTTAACACTCCAGTTATAGTTTTTGAAATTTCCCTATATCCCTTTATAGAAATAGGGAAAAATAGAAATAGGGAAATAGGGATATTTCTAACTATAGAAATAGGGATATTTCTATATCTTTAAAGAAATTATAACAATGATATTGGGGTTATGCAATAGAATCATAGAGTTAGTAATTAATAACAAAAACGTTGATATCAAAAGATTTTTTTGATGTATGAAGTAGAGAGAGTTAAGAAATAAATATGTAATTTCGTAGAGAAAATAGTAGAGGCAAAAACAAAGAAAATAGGGAAATATAGATATAGGGAAAAGGGGAAATATCCCTATATCTATAAGTGGAAATAGGGAAATAGGGAAATAGGGATATTATTGAAAAAGTGCGCAAATTCGCTGTTTACAAAGGTTAATGCTTGTTGTAACGTAGTACACAACAAGCAACATTCTACAAAACAAAACATAATTTGATATTTTACATAAACGAAGATCATGAAGATCGAACGATATAAATTAAAGACAATTGAATATGAACACAAAACAAAAAGCCACTCCCATATGCTAACGGCGCCAACCATTAGCGGGAATGACTTGCTCTAGCAAGTGTACCACCACTTGACTAGAAAAAAACTGTATTAACCGACAGTGTTAACGTTTAAGAAGTGTACCACCACTAACCTTAAACAACTATGCCTTTTCACGAGGCTTCTTTGATATACCCATTTTATCTATTGTTTGACTAAAATTCAACTAGTAAATGCTAGAATTGTATTTTTTGTAGTCAAAAGATATATAACGGGCATCTCTAAACCTAGAAGTCTTGTGGATCTACAGGCCATTTAGGAATTGGAGATGCCTTTTTGTTTTGGTTCGCGTGGAATTGCCTGAAACCACGTAAATAAAAACTGATAAGCCGTAATTCCGTGCTGCTATACATATAGGAGGAACGTGTTACGTGCGTGGCTAGCTGTTGGTCGTGCAGGGGGTACAGAGTATGCGCCTACAAAAACAGCACCCCTCATTGGAATCCTGTTCTTCTGGTGAGGGAGGGTGAGAACTTACCCAGGGACGATTCTCTAAAAGGTTCGGGTGGTTATCGTTAGCATTACGGTGCTAGGGAGTACATTCAGTTTGTCGTGTAGGGACGATATTACAAGGACAAGCCATAGAAAAAGGATGTATGCGGTGAAAATCGCTGAGTGAACAGGGTCTATACATACGGATACCTTATAAGTGACCGCATGGCGAAAACAAGACGCTTATCCATCTATTTTGATCGATTACTTTTTTTGTAGTCTTTCAAAGTAGGGGATAAATCTGCCTTCCAGCCGTGTTCCATAATCGTTCCCACATGATAAAAACCCTCAAGATCTTCAGTCAACATTAAATTCAAAGAAAAGCAGAAAAATATGAGATTGTTTAACTCCTGGGGGAATGACTTACTAAGATAGAGGAATAAATAAAGGATTTACTACTCGCTTGATTAGAGGATAAGGGGACGGATGATAGAATAGGCCTTATTGCAGAATTTGGTTTTACACAACGGATATAGTACGTGAAATTTCACATATTGTATAAATTTTATCCACCTAGATTTTTACAAACATACTAGTTAAAATTAAAGTAAAAGGTGTACCGTGCACTTTTTATATAAGGGGGGATAAATATGATTACTGGCCGTGATGATTTAAGTCTAGAGATTATACAAAGTCTTAATGATAAAACAGTTAGAGTTAAGGATATTCCTCATAAATACAATGTTTCCTTGGATCAGGCGAAACGATTATCTAGATATTTAAAGATTAAATCAGTTGCTAATGATCATTTAACCTCTTTAGTGAATGAAAAAATAGATTTGTTAGGATTAAAAGTATTAGTTATAGCTGATTTGTTTAAAACAGAGGATTGGGAAGGAATTGAAGAAATATTAACTTTAGTAAACGAAGATACTACTCGGGATCAGTTAAAAGAAATGGTACTGTATTTAGAAGGAAAAAGAGAACGTTTAAAGAGTTTCTTGAAAGAAGTAAAATTCAAAATTAGATCTCTGGAAGGAAGTAAAGAGAAGCTAAAATTAACAATGAATAATTTACAACTTTTAAAAGATGAATCAGATCTATTGCTTAATAAATTTAAAAAGTATGATAAGGAAACAAGGGATTTTCTATTAGAACATGTAGGAATGTATCAACGAATTGAACGTGGTCAGACTGTGATAGATTTGGTTTTAATAAAACGTCTGGATTCCTTATTTCAAAAACAACTCAAGGATTCGGGGATAATTACATACGTCAGCTTGGAGTTTGTCCATGTAATTCATAGTATTGATGAGTTTACAAATGCGTATCTAAAGCGGAAAAAGAATCACGGCGGTATATTATGGTACTATGACACAGAAGCGATAAGATCAAGTAAGAAGGGGTTTTCCGCTCCATTCTGGCCTGATTATAAAGAAGGTGTTCAATTAGTTGGCGGAAGTATTTTAAAACAGATTGAGCAAACAAATGAAGAATTAATAAGCATCGAAAAAGAGATAAAAGATACTGAAGAAGAAATAAAACGCTTGAGAAAAATCAATATAAAGTCATTTTCGGAAGCTGTAATGGCATCCAATATGTTATCCGATAAGGAAATTCAGGCACACGGAGAGTTACAATCTAAAGTTGGAAAGTGGTTATATTCAAAGGGGTATGTGGTTGGATTTGAAGTAACCCTGCCTAATGGTAGACGTGTTGACGTAGCTGGTTTTAATGAAAATCAGGAAATTATATTTGTGGAAGTAAAGGCATCAGATAATGATTTCCAAAATGATAAAAAGTGGAAAGATTATTTATCGTTTTGTGATAAATTTTATTTTTTCGGTGATTGGACATACATTCCCTATAGTAAAGACGATAAAAAAGACGCTGGATTCTTATTGAAACATGGAAATACCATAGAAATAAATTGCGAGACAAAGATTGAACATGCAGCGAAACAACGTGATCAGGTTATATTCTGTATTTCTCGCGCTATATCGAAGAAAATAACATATGGGTATTGAAAGTGTGCCGTACACTTTTGGTACCTTTTTTAGTTAGTAATAAAGAAAAGACACCCTAAGGTGCCCTCCTCCGACTTGAACCACTTTAATTTTAATAATATGTATTGGACTCCCATCCAAATATTATTTTACCATGTTAAGTAATGTAAGTCATTGATACAGATGGTAAATCTTTATCTAAACGTAAAAAGCCCTAGAGGGGACTAGGACTTTTTGACAGAATGAATATGATTCAAAAAAGGACTTATATAACGTAACATACGAATGTTTCATAAATGTATCGTAAAAGTGAACAAAATCTATATTCTATTTTTAGCTTGATGTAATTTGAGATTATTCCAATGATATTTCCTCTAATAAAATTGTGTGATAGACTGTATGTAACTGTATATTGTGAGGGCGGGAGGTTGCTATCCTTTCTCTGATTCTAGAGAGAAAGGAGGTGACCGAATGGATTCTTTATTTAATTTATTGTATGACGCTGCTAAGGTATTCCTTACAGTATTTGCAACAGCTTATGCGAATGAGCTGGCGAAGAAGATTAGCAGTAAACGAAATAAAAGAACCGCCCCAAATGCCGGCAAGCGAAAGGGCGGTTCTAAACGCAAAAAATAAGTTTAAGCAACCGACCACCTTGCGGTAGCAGTTACTTGAAGAGATGTTAGCGCATCTCTTCTTTTTATTATATACACAAGGTATTACTGTAATACTATTACAATAATTATATCAAACGTACATAAAAAATCAATGAGCATGTAATGGATATAATGTACAAAAAAGCAGCCCAAAGGTGCCTTCCTCCGACTTGATATATTTAATGATCTACAATACTCCAAACAGTTTCAGCATTAATAGGCATATAAATCAGTTATTGTTCCTTTCACTTTGCTGGATTGTGCATAATCTAACCAATTTATAACATCTGCTGTTTTAAAATACTTCTCTTAAATGAAAGCCAAATAATGTTTAGTTTTATTTCTACGGCTACTTAATACTCTAGTTACACAATCGCTTAAAATTGCTACTGAATCAATTTCAACAATAGCTAAGTCAATTCTTTCGCCATTAATAAAGTGCGCTGTAAATATGCGTAAATTATTAATGAAAATATTCTTATATCAAGGGATTTTTCTTTAACATAAAAAATAGTTAAATGTTGGTGCTACTTAATAAGGGAATGCAGTATAGATCAGTATATAAGCATTCCCTTGCTGTGTATTTATGATTTTATTTTTATATAGATTTTATTTCTTAGTTATTTATTTTTATAAGAATAAGATAATAAAATAATTACTATTAACCAAAATACTGAGTTTTGTATCCATTCTGAAATTGCAGGAATCATAAATGTAATAAAACCTAATATGAGACTTAATATAATAATTATTAGTTTATGCATTTGATTTCTCCTTTTTAAAATATTTTGTTTATCAAAAAACTCTACGATATATTTACATCGTAGAGTTTTTTTTTTAAGATCCTACATTCATATTATAACGTAGACTCCATTTATCACCTTTTGCATCATTAAAAGCAATTGTACCAGGACCAAAGTTCAATGCAAAATTATATGCAAACCATGGATGAGCGAATGCAGCACCTACAGTAGCATTTGAACCTCTGTAACTTTGAGGGATTGTGATTTTTTGTGATGTGTAAGCCCCTCTATTTATTGAATCTGTTTTGTATGGGAGTTTCCATTGTGTTCCATATAAACTAGAACGATCTGCCCCTACATTTGTATTATGTTCATTAACTCCGCCACCTAGATTAGAAATTGTCCAATATTGACGAGCTGATTCTGTACCATTTATTGCGTGAGCATTGGCTTCCCAAACGACGCCAATTGTATCGGTTGTATTCCAATAAGGACGTTTAGTCCACATTTGGTTTGAGAAAACTTTATAAACATAATCTGATCCTTTTGTTCCTTCATAAATAGCAAATAAATTAAATGTTAGTTCATCATTTATGACTGCTGATGGTGGATTCATACGTTGGATTTTACTGTCATTTTTAGAGGATTGATTTAAAAGTTTGTTTGCATCTTGTTGTTTAATATTTTGGATTTTTTCTTTGTTGTCATTGTTTATTACGTAGTTTTGTCCATCTAAACTTTTATATTCTTTGTTTTCTTCAACTAGTTCTAAATTTGCTTTTTTCCCACCTTGTTTTACAAGCTCTTTTTTTAGATCTTTTTGCATGTTGGAGATTTCATTAAAAGAAAATCCCATTTTTATTAAATTATTATCTAGTTGCTCTAAACTTAGTTTTTCTGATGATTCTACTCCTAATACCCTTCCATCCTCGGTTTGTTTAACTTCTAATTTGTTGTGAGCATTTGTTTTAGAAGTTTCAGCGGATGCAGTATTAGAAAAACCTAAACTAATTCCCATACCCATTACTAACATAAATCCCAATGTTTTTTTCATAAAAAATCCCCCTTAAGTTATTTAACAACATAAAATAACTTACCATAAAAATTCCAATTTTTGTTACGATATGTATATTTGCATATTTTTATATTCATAAAATAATAGAATTTAATGAAGGTTTAAGAGAAAGTGGAGTCCCACTACATACCCATCAAGTTAAAAGCTCATATCACCCCCAGAACGCAGCACTGAGTTTCATTTTTATAGTTTTGAGGCAACCTTTTCTGTTAGGTTTATAGACATGGGGTGATCCCCTATAAAAAAAGACACCCTAAGGTGCCTTCCTCCGACTTGAACCACTTTAATTTTAATAATATGTATTGGACGCCAATCCAAATATTATTTTACCATGTTAAGTAATGTAAGTCATTGTGAAGTACGGTAACTCTTTATTTAAACGCAAAAAGCCCTAGAGGGGACTAGGACTTTTTGACAGAATGAATATGATTCAAAAAAGGACTTATATAACGTAACATACGAATGTTTCATAAATGTATCGTAAAAGTGAACAAAATCTATATTTTAAACAAAAAGAAAAGACCTAAATACTGGAACTTTTATGTTATACTGTAATTACCTAAGTTATTATTGCACATGGGATTCCCTTTCCCTGTGCTTTTTTTGTTTTACAAGTTCACGATAATTTTTTTCTTACTCCAAAAGTTAGGCGTAAACTGTAACTTTAATTTTTCTCCGATAGGTTGTTCAAATACAACGGTTCCTGCAACTTGTCCATTTGGTGCAAGTTGGCCAGCACTTAATTGTGTATTTTGGTTAATTATCGACGGTACTGCTCTGGTAATATTACCTTGACTATTTCTCATTTCAAAATCAAACGGATTGTATGAGATATCTTCTTTCCCACCATTATAGATGTTTACCGCTACTAATACGTATTCATGGCCCTGTTTTGGTTTATCATATTCCCCGCCGGAAGATTTTTTAACATCGGTAACAGTTAATCTGTGATCACCTAGTTTAATAGTCTCGCCAACAGAATATTCTTTTTTTACATCTTTTTCAGCATCTTTAACTTCATGACCTTGGGCTGTAACTTCTTGAGCTTGGTATTTAGTCTTCGGATCACCAAATACTAATATCAACGCACAAAAAAATAAGAAAGAACCGACTAAAATGAAGCTCCCCCATCCGATATATTCCCAAATCTTTGATTTCTTTTCAACTTCCACCCGTATTTCTCCCCTTATATATTAGATTTTAATAATAAAATAGTATCAAAATTCCCATTATTTGAGTACAAGATATTTAGAATATACAAAAAAAGAGAGCTTTGCCCTCAAATTTTGATTAACATAACGTATGATTAAGCAGATACAGTTGCTTTATCTTTACGGAAGATTCCCATTAATCCACCGATCAATAATAATACACCTGGTAATAGGAAGAATATAGAAATACAAATAAATCCACCAATAGCAGCGACAGTCATCATGATACCGCCAGCTTTCGCTTTACTTCTTACCATAACAGAACCAACGATTCCTAAGATTGATAGGCCTACAGCACCCCAACCTAATCCGATAATTGTATTTGCACCCTCCGCCTCGAAAGCAACGCCCATACCACCGATTAATAAAGCAATAAATGCGCAAATAATACCAAAAATACCACCAATAAGTCCTAATACAAATTCAGCTGTTCGTTTCAATTTAATACTCCTTTACAGTTTATTCTACTTTTAATTTAATTTCTTTACCCATCATACCGCCACGAGCTTTTAATACTAAGCCTTGTGCGTCAGCAGGTATATCAAAGATAATTTTACCTGTTTGAGTTAATCCAGGGTTAAGTTGATTTAAGAAGAAATCTGATTTACCACCATTTCCAATATCATAAGCTGTTTGAGCTTGTGTAGAATATTTAAATTCACGGTCCTGATTATCCATTAATTTAAAGCTATTTGCGTCTACAGTGATAGCATCCTTTTGGTTATTTGTAATTGAAATCTCAACTACTTTAAATACACCTTGTGCTTTTTCATTTAAGTATTCACCGCCAACGGAGCTTACTGTTTCAACAGATCCTACAGCGATTTTAACTTTAGAAGACTCACCCTCTTTAGAAAGTTCCTTTTTAGGTTCTTCTTTTTTAGGCTCCTCTTTCTTAGGCTCTTCCTTCTTTTTAGGTTCTTCCTTTTTCACTTCTTCTTTTTTTGGTTCCTCTTTCACCTCTTTAGAAGCTTGTTGAGTTGTTTCTTTAGCTTTAGGTTTTTCTTCTTTATCTTTTGTTGGTATTAAAACCATTGCTAACACAAGGCATACAATTGAACTAATAAATAGTTTGGCCTTAGGTTTTTTCTTGAAAATAGCAATGATAAATAATACAAACAGAACGATTGAAGCTAGAAAAATCAATACCGCTAGTGTTTCCATATTTTGCCCACCTTTTTTGATAATTTTAGGTCGAAATGTAAGATTTCCGAGCTTATCATAGCAAACTATCAATTGTTATATTTTGTCGAATGAAAATAAAAAAAGAGAGCCGTAGCCCTCATTGGTAAGAATGGTAATATTTTGTAAAATTTTACCTCTAGCAAATGGAAATGATTTCTTTTATCATGAAATCAAATCACAATATATCCTTGTTGTTTTGCAACATTTTCACGTACAATGAAACTTGTTTTGCAAAACGACCTTGCTGACGTCCATCTAGCTCCTCATAAGCTCGTTGGATGTCATTGAATAGTAATCCTAACAACGCATCTTCTTTCCTGTTCTCGAAGTTAAGAAGAGCATCTGTGGAGGTGTTAAAAAACGACGCAAGTACCTTTAAACTTTCAAGATCAGGTTCATGACGATCAGTTTCCCAATTTTTAATTTGTCCGCGTGATAAACCTGTTCTCTCAGATAATTGTTCTTGCGTTAAATCGAAAGACTTTCTGAGATTTTTAATGTTTTGTCCGACTGTAGTTTTCATAGTTTGAGTATAATAATCGCCTTATCACTATACCATAATTGGTCGATACTCTGACTTTTTAAAACTATTTAGGTATTTTTACAACCTTGATAAATATGTATAGAACAAATGTTTGTTTAGTGGTAAAATATGCATGTGAGGTCTTCATACGTTTTATTCTCGATGTATATTTTTATTTTTTATTTCGCGTGTTGGATGTTGTTATATAGCGATTTTAAAACTTTCTCAACATTTTTCTGATAACAACACGACTGAATTTTGGAAAAAATGTGATATTATGAAAATAATAAAATAAACGGACGTAAAAAAGACTCACAGCGTGTACTAAGGTGCAGCGAACACCATAGTACCGCTTTCCCTAACCAGACTAGGGAAAACACTTACTGCAAGTCTTACATAAATTATAACACATCTTTTGAATGTAGTGACGCGTTTTCCTCAAAAGTTAAAAAATGGGTATAACGTGTCTTTTGTTCCGGCAAGGAGGAGCAAAACAGTGCAAAGATTATTGAATAAGCTACATGATGATTTATTTGCAATTGGCATTACAGATGGCGAATTAGCTAAGCAATTACAAGTTGGTAAAAGTACAATATCAGAGACTTTTAGTGGCAAGAGAGATATGAAATTTTATCAGTTCTCCGGTGCGCTTATGTGTGCGTACAACGATGATCATGATCTTAGGAGAAAGATGATTATGGAATATGTAAATTTGAACTCTGAGAAAGATTATGGAAGTTATAGAGAAACATTAGAATATACTTCTTATCGTGGAGAATTAGAATTGTTAAATACTATGATTGAAAAAGAAAAAGGCTCATCTTATGCAAAAAATCGTGAAGCAGCCACTGTATATGAAATATTGTATAAGAGAAGTTTAGAGCGATTTAACGGTGATGAATTGTTAAATCAGCTAGAAGATGTTCGTAAAAAAGTAAAATATGTAGAAAACAGTGCTATGTGTGACTTGTTGATGTGTTACTTGTTGTACGATACTGGCAATTATAGATCTATCCTAAATTATGTGAAAAACGCAGAAGAAAAGGTCAAACAAATTAGTGTGAGAAAAAACCGATTTATAAAATCAAGCTATAATCATCGAATTATTGAAATACTTTCTGCGATACATTTACTTCGTGGTAATGTGATTGAATGCAGAGAGTTTTCTTTGAAGTTAATTGAACAATGCGGTAGCAATCCGCAATTCAATATTCAGAGAGTAAACGCTTTTTGTAACCTCGGAGAGTCATATATTTTTTGTGATTACAATAAATCGTTAAAATATCTACAAGAATCACTAGAAAACTTAGGGGATCCATTTAACCAACGTTTAAAGGCCAAAAAGAAGCTTATTCTTCAAACAATGGTATTTCTAAAAATATATTGGGACAAGCCGGTAGGGAATTTAGAAGTCCATCCTGCTGAAAAGGCCTATTTAGAAATAAAGTTAGGTAATAACAAAAAGGCAGAAGATATATTGATGGATTTGCTTAAAGTGCAGGGGAGACTTTCAGCGTTTCAAAAATTTTATTTAGGTCTTGCTCGTAATGATCGTAAACTCATGGAAGAATCTCTTGAGATATTCGAGGAGAAAGGGAATATTTTTTATTCTCAACTGCCTAAAAGATACTTGGGCTATTCTTGAAAAAATGGTATAATTATCTTGAGAGAAGAGGTGAAATGATTGAAGAAGATTTTAGCGCTTTTACCTATTTTATTAATGGCAGGAATGTTCACTTTCTCTGCTGACACAAAAAAAGAAGAACCTAAACAAGACGCGCAAAAACCTGCAGTTCAACGTATGATGGTTGATCCAGGTGGCGGCGGCCTGTAATAGATAGATATATATATGAATTAGAATGCGATTGCCTATATCAATGGGCAATCGCATTCGTGCTTTCTGGGGAAGTTCTGTATTTTTGAAAATGGAGTTTTATAGAATTGTTGTGAAATGATTCGCAAACTAATATGGAGATATTGGAGGATGTTGGGGATGACGAAAGAGCAATTAGTGAGAATGGCTGCGAAATTAGGGTTAAAACAGGGGAATCCTAAAGCGGAGGATATTTTAAAGATTGTCCTTGATGAATCATACAAAGAAAAATCAAATACATAAAAAAAGAAGACTGCCATATATAAGGTAGTCTTCTTTGATTAGCTATTCTTTTTTGTTTGCATATAATTCACATACATTTCTAATTGCTCCCAAGCTTTCTTTCGCTCATCCTCAGGAAGACTCTCTATTATTGCTAATATGTTCTTTCCTTCTTCAGATACAGTTTTATCTTCTTCTTCATTTAGTTCAGGGTCTTCCGATCTCCCTAATAAATAATCTGTAGTTACGCCGAAATAATCAGCTATCTTTTCTAATGATTCTCGCCCAGGTGACTTTTTACCTTTTTCAAAATAAGAAATAGCCATTTTAGATACGCCAATAGCATCGCCTAGTTGCTCTTGAGTCATCTTACTATTCTTCCTGAGTTCTTTAATCTTTTCCCCGATCACATTAATGTCCCCTTTTTAAATAGTGTATATAATACATAAAGTATAAAGTAAACATAGTGTTTACTACAAGATAAAATTTATTTGTGTTTTTTTGAAAAAAGCACTTGAAATAAACTAAAGGTTTACTTATAATAAAATCACAGGCAACGAAGGGAGGAAATAACTTGAAGCAGTTAAAACTAAAACGACTAGAAAAAGGGATGTCTTGCCAAGACGTTGCCGATAAAGTCGGAATCACAAAAATGCACTACTGGTACATTGAAAATGAAAAAAGAACATTGAAAATAGACTTAGCAGAGAAAATAGCAATTGCTCTTGAGGAAAATCCGAAAGACCTTTTTTTTAACAATTAAAGTAAACCAGAGATTTACAAAATGAAAGGAGTAAACCAAATGAATGAAGTTAAAATTTTTTCACATAACATGTTTGGAAATCTAGGAATCCTTATTAAAGAAGGGAAAGAATTCTTCCCAGCAACAGATGTCGCAAAAGTGCTTGGGTATTCAAATCCACACAAAGCAATAAAAGATCATTGTAAACCTGAAGGGGTGAACGAAACGTTAGTCCCTACTAATAGTGGTGTACAAACAAAAAAATTCATCAATGAACCAAACCTATATCGCTTAATTGTTAAATCGAAACTTCCACAAGCGGAACAGTTCGAAACTTGGGTATTCGAAGAAGTGCTTCCTTCTATTAGAAAACACGGAGCATACATGACAGATCAAGTCCTGGAACAAGCGGTAACAAATCCAGACTTTGCAATCGGTCTTCTCACTAAATTAAAAGAAGAGAAAGAAAAGCTTGCAGCAGCACAACAACAAATCGTGCAGCAACAACCATTAGTAACATTCGCTGAAGCGTGTATGCAGTCGGATAAATCACTAAAAGTGAGTGAGGTTGCTAAGTTAGCAGCAAAACATGGTGTCAAAACAGGTCAAAAGAGATTATTCGCAACACTTCGAGAGTGGGGATTAATCTTCAAAAATAAAAATGAGCCAACTCAAAGGGCGATCGACAGTGGTTACTTTGAAGTTGTACAAGGTGTAAAAGAAAAGCCTAATGGTGAGAACTTCACATGGCTAACGCCTTACGTAACACCAAAAGGACAAGCCTACATCATAGACCGACTGAAGAAAGAACAGGAACAGGAGGCGGTTTAAATGATGGAAGAAAGCACATTCTCACATTTAATGATTCTGGTAATTGTCATTTTAACCGCAGGATTCATTTATCTGATGGATTGGATAGACAAAAGGTTTATGAAGGATGAAATGGATGGATAAACAGCAGCGAGACAAAGAAGAGAAAGCAAATATTATCAAAATGGTACGAGATTTAAAAACTAAAGAACTACATAACTGTGTGAAAGTCATCGAGAAGTACCATTATATAACTCTAGCTAAATAGGACAAGCTCTCGCTTGTCGGAATATTCAGGAATCTAATGTTGGTCCCCACCTTACCGAAAGGTTCCTGGGTATTCCGATGCGTGAAAGCATCAAAACAAAATAAAACCAGCCGATTACCCCTAATCGACTGGTTGATGAAACGACGCAATATTATCTACCTCTATTATAACATGGTCGTTTCTTCTAAGTAAATAAGGAGGAATGTGGAAATGAAAGATGTGTTAGATAAGCAAAAAGAACGTGCAATCGAAACTTTAAAACAAATGTCTGAAAAGGAACAAGATAGCGTAAGAAAGCTAGATATCGACTATGTAATTACAGTTTTAACAAATAAACCGCATGGCGCTATGCCGTTCTAGGAGGATATGAAAATGAAATTATATGAACTTACTTCTAATTATAGAGAGTTACAAATGATGATTGAGGATGGCGTAATCCATCAGCGTTGGCAGACACGTTACAAGCAATTGAAGAAAGCATTCAGGATAAAGTGCAAAACACAGCGTTAGTAATTCGCAACCTTGAAGCTGATGTAGATGCTATCAAAGCGGAAGAAAAGCGCCTAGCGGAACGCAGAAAGGCAATAGAAAACAATTGTAAAGGATTAAAAGATTACTTGTATCAGCAAATGACAGCAACTGATTTAAAGCGTATCAAAGGAACAATCGTAACTGTAGGTATTCAAAAGAACCCAGCAAGCTTAGATATCGCAGAAGATGCGGTTGTACCACCTGAATATATGATTCCTCAGCCACCTAAAGTTGATAAGAAGTTATTACTTGCAGCGGTTAAAGATGGCATGCAGTGGGACGGAATTACATTACGTCAGAGTGAAGGCGTGAGAATACGATGAATAAGAGCGAAACTATCACTGAATTAGCCAAAGCGTTAGTAAAGTTCAATTCAGAAGTTAACAAAATAGCGAAGGATGCAGACAATCCTTTCTTTAAAAACAATTACGCAACGCTAGACACAATTATAGATGAAATTAGACCAATCCTTTCTAAAAATGGATTAAGCATTATGCAAATCCCGAGTGGTGACGGTCAAAACGTAACGCTAAAAACGCTTCTCTTACACGAGAGTGGCGAATGGCTTGAATCGGACGAATTAACAATGAAACCAGTAAAGAATGATCCGCAAGCAGTAGGAAGTTGCATCACATATGCTCGACGCTATTCATTAGCAGCATTCCTTAGCTTGAACACAGGTGAAGATGATGATGGTAACGGTGCTACTTATGGGAAAGGTAACAAACCTAATCAAAAAAGTAACGGTGGACAAGCTCCAAACAAACCGCAAGGAAACAGCAGTAATGGTAAAGCATCCGAGAAACAAATGAAGATGATACATGCGAAAATAGCGCACATTTCAGCTTTAGCAAAGACAGAAAAGCAAACGATTGAAGATACATTAAAAGGTAACATCGGCACTGACAATTTAAGTGAAATCAGCTCACAGGTTGCATCAAAAGCAATTGAAGTGCTAATGGGATGGGAAAAGCAGTATAGCCAAGCAGGATAAGGAGGTAGAAGCCCATGCTGAATCAACAAACAATATCTAACGTCGTCCTTCCAGTATGGGTTTATAAGGGCGCAAAGAATGAACGAGAAATTATAAGGAACGCTTGCAGGTATATCAATCGCATACCAAAGCGTTATCCCGGATATAAGGTTTTGGAAGTAAATAACGGTATAGCAAAATGCGAAAGGTGTGAAGTTTGATGTTTCAAGTACCTGTAAGACGTGGATCGATGAAAGAAATGTTAACAGCAGTTCGTGATTTAGAGAGAAGAGGTTATGACTACGTTACGCCAATCAAGAAAGTTTATAGAGCAGAAAAGATATTTTATAACGATGGAAAGTTTAAAGGAAAGGACAAAATTCGATTCACAGGCATGGAAGATCGCGCAAGTTACGAATGTTGGATGAAGAAGGTGAACTAAGTGAGTAATTACAACACGATACGTACTATTATTTCTCAAATGAGCGGACAAGAAAATATAGTTGTTGTACCTAAATTGTTTGTTAAGTTAACAGGCGACCTCACAACAGCGATACTTCTCAATCAAATCGTATTTTACAGTGATAAATCAAAAAGAAAAGACGGCTTCTTCTACAAAACCTATAAGGAATGGGAAGAAGAAATATGTTTAACGGAAAGGCAAGTTAGGTATTCAACGAAAAAGCTCGTTGCTTCTGGATATGTAGAAACAGCATTAAAAAAAGCGAATGGAGCGCCAACAGTTCACTACAAATTGGATTTTGACAAATTGTTAGATTCGATTCTTACAAATTGTCAGAATGGAAACTTACACATTGTTGGAATGGAACCTGACAAAATGTCGGAATCTTTAACAGAGATTACTACAGAGACTACAACAAAGATTACTACATTAAAAGATAATATGTCTTCTGACCAAAAAGAGCGGTCAAAAGACTACATCCCTTATGAGGATATTGTTTCTTATCTAAATGAACAAGCAGGTAAATCTTTTAAACATAAAACAGCGAAAACTAGATCGTTAATTAAAGCTAGATTTAAAGACGGTTTTACTATAGATGATTTCAAACAAGTTATTGATATCAAAACAGCACAATGGCTTACTGATCAAAATATGAACCAGTACTTACGACCAGAAACGTTATTTGGTACTAAATTTGAAGGTTACTTAAATGAAAAAGGAGCGAAAAAACATGTCGGTAACAGCAATGCAAAGGGTAGCAAAATCCCTGGATTTAAAGGTGAACTTCCATTCTGATAAATGTATGAAGCATTCCTATGAAATTGGTGGGCAAAAATTTGTAAAACCTGTACAGATGATTGAACACAAGGGACAAGTTGTATGCCCAAGATGTGTTGTTGAAGAAAACGACAGAGTGTTAAAAGAACAAGCGAACAACCATTATAAAAAAATCGATAGAGCTAAGAAGTTCAACATGCTTACAAAGCACAGCATCATTAGTAATGAGGAAATACTCGAAGCTACACTTTCTAATTATAGAACTGAATGCAATGAGACTAGAACGAATAAAAAGCGTGTAGAGGACATTGTAGATAGCCTAAAAGTAGGAGAGGTTAAAAACGTATTTATTGTAGGTGTGCAGGGTGCAGGTAAAAGCCATTTAGCTTATTCAATCCTAAGGGAATTAAGAGAACATTTCTATGAGTTATCAGATGGAGAAAAGTATGGCGACAAATTACTCTACAAAAAAATGAAAAGTAGTTTGTTCGTAGAGATTGAACAATTAATGCGACTTATCAAGGATTCCTTTAACAACAAAGAATCTAAGTATACGGAAGAGTATTGTGTGGAACTACTGACAAGCGTCGATTTCCTAGTACTGGATGATTTAGGTGCAGAAAGTGGATCTATGAACAGAACGGATGAAGCAAGCAACTTTATCCAACGTGTACTATACGCAGTTACAAACGGAAGACAAGGGAAAGTAACTATTACAACAACTAACTTATCAAGTGGTGACATATTCAAGAAATACGACAAGAAGTTAGGGAGTCGAATTTTAAATAAAGCTGAAGCAATTGTATTTAAGGAAACGTCAGATAAACGTATTGAACATTTAGGATTCTAAGGGGGATTTGAGATGTGTGCATGTAATGGAACGGGAGTAATTCAGAACGACATTGGAACGGGAATGTATCAGTTTGGGGCGTGTGTTTGCGAAGCAGGGAATCGCAGTCCTGAAGAAGTGGATAGAAGGCGCCATGCCGTTATGACGAAGCTAAGAGAGATTCATCAATTACAACTGGAGGGGAAATGGGATGCCAAGACTTGGAACGGATTTGGAAAAGGAAAATTATACAATGGCGTTGCAACAGAGGAAGTACATGAAGAAATCGCGTCGTAACTTGTATATCGCTTTAGAAGAGTTGGACCTGGTATTTGATGAAAGTGAAGTTATTAGATTGCAAGAAATGTGGAAGGAAGGCAAAGGAATCCTTGAAATTGCAAAAGAGCTGGGAAGACATCAATTAGAAATCGCAGCTTTGATTATGGATCAGGCAGACAAAAACATCATTAAATCGCGCCCGATGGGGTTAGGGGCATGAAACAACTAACACTGGATGATGTTGTGGGAAGTTTCGATTACGCAGCAACAAGTACAGCGGATAAGTTCTTACAGCATAGCGTTACAACGTACGAAGTTCATTTTTACGATCAGGATGAGCGACAAAAAATAGATTGGTTTGATGTGGAAACAGAGAGCGAAGCGTGGAGCGCGGCAGTGAAAGAGCATGGTAAAGGTATTCAGAAGATTGGGATAAATCGTTCTGAACGGACAAGAAAAGAAATAATGGCATTGGATTAGGAGGTAGTAGAATGACGGTTTATATGCCAGTACCAACTGATGAAGAATATGAAATAGCTGCAAAAAACGGAATCAGCAAAGAAGTGGTATATCAGCGGATTCATTATAGAGGAAAGACTGTAGAACAAGCGATTACAGAACCGCTGCAGAACGGGTTGTTTTTGAAAAAATATCAGAAGTACATCGAAATTGCAGAAAGAAACGGGATTTCTTACCGAACATTTCATGCAAGAATGACCAAAAAGACAGTTCGCAAATGGACACCTGAAGAAGCGGCAACTATTCCTCCTAAAAGAACAGGGAGAGTAAGGAAAACGAAAGCTAATTCTCTTACAGAAGAAGATTATAAAAAAGCAGAGAAAAACGGAATCTCTAGAAAAAACGTGAATCAAAGAGTGGATTTATATGACTGGAGTATCGAAAGAGCTATAACTGATCCGGTGAAAAAGAGAAATAAGAAAGATAACAATACACGAATGCTTGTGATTGCTGGGCAAAATGGGATAAGCGCTTCTACTTATTACAGAAGAATTAGAGAAGGGATGCCACCACGCGACGCAGCCATGAAGCCTAAGGGACATTCAGCGTATATAGAAGTAGCTAGAGAAAACGGAATAAATGATATTTGCTTCTATAAAAGGGTTGAACGAGTAATGCACCCATACTTAGCAGCAACAAAGCCAAAGGACAAGCGCGGAAGTACGAAAAAGAAACAAATCAGCTAGGAGGCAACATGGAGCAAGACAGGTTGATAGAACAATTGATTGATAGGCACGTATTTAAATTACCGGATGGCCGTGATTTATATGAAGGGTCATGTGAGGAACTAAAGCAACTATTGAAAGGAGATGAAGAGTAATGCAAGCAATGGAGAATGGCGTTTATGAAATCACTAAGCTAATTAGCGAAGCAAAGGGAGGTAAGTAATGAAAAAAGAAACTGCGGTGCAGGTGAATAGTGAACTAGCTGTAGTAGAGGATGAGATTCGTAAGATGGAATATCACTTGGTTGGACTGAATAACGAGAAGCGGAAAACACAGCTTTCCTTGGAAGTGTTGAAGAAACAGAAAGAGAAATTGAAAAGTTACTTATAAGGAGCGGGACAGGATGAATTTAAGAGTGAAAATTAAGCGAGTGAAAGATGTAGAACTACCGAAGTATGCAAAAACTGGTGATAGCGGTTTTGATCTTGTAGCAGCAGAGGACACAATCATTTGGCCGGGCGCAACAAGGGTTGTACCAACTGGATTGGCTTTTGAAATCCCGCCAGGATATGAATTGCAGGTGCGCCCGCGTAGCGGTATGACGCGTAATACAAAGTTAAGAGTTGTTCTTGGCACGGTGGATAGTGGATACCGTGGAGAAGTTGGAGTGTTGGTTGATAACATCGAAATACCAAAAGCGACAAACATGCAAGCTCATGTAATTGAAAAAGGGACTCGCATAGCCCAGGGCGTCATAGCGCCAGTGATAACAGCTCATTTTGAAGAAGTAGACGAGTTATCGGACAGTGAACGTGGCGTTGGTGGGTTTGGATCTACGGGTACTAAATAGAAAAGGCTAGGATTTCTCCTAGCACTCAAGCATAAGTCGCATGGAAAGTAGAACGCTTGCCGCACCTTTACTATATAACAACTTTTGAACGAATAGTGCGAATTACATCAGTCTTAACAAGTGTTTTACGTATCATTAATATATTTTAAGTTTTTGATAAAAATAAAGTAATACAATTTGAATTTTGTATAGAAACGGGGTTTAAAGATGAAGACATATACGGGCTTTGAAGCGATCGAACGAATGAAAACACATTGGATACAGCGTAAAGGTGCGCCAATGGCACTTGCTTTTACTATTGAAAATTGTGTACTTACGTATTCACCTAAGTATAAAGATAACGGGCGTCATTCTGATATACCGTTAGAGTTCTTCTTTAAAAACCAATTTGTAGATTATGAAGAAAAAGAAAACTGAACAAAAGCGTTATTTGAAAACAAAAAGGGGGAAATGAAAAATGGAATACATTGAAAAAGCAACTAAAGATATTAGAGAGAATTGGTTTGGAGATCATGTAGCTGAAATTCAAGGTGAAGAAGGATTGCAGGTTATTTATTGGGGTAAGCCTGGAACAGGGATGTATCGAGCTAAATTTGTTCTTTCAGGATATAACGTGTTTGTTTCTGGTGATATTGGTGAAGCGGTGTATAACCTTACATGTCCAGCACATTAGAAAACATTAAAGGATGTAATTTAGGGTACTTCACTGGAAAGTTAACAGCATTTTGTGAAGAACGTTGGAATTTTGATCAAGACAAAGCAAAAGAAGAACTCAAAGAATTTTGGGAAGAGTATGAGATGAACGAAACTGAAGATGGAAAAGAAATCTACGATGACATAGTTTCAGCGATTGATGAAAGTTCATCTATGGAATCTTATCATTTTTGGGTGGGTAACGTTTACCATAATAGTTCATTAGAGTCTGACACAATGGAATACATTTGGGATTTTGGAAAAAGGTTGCCACGCCGTTTAATAGGTTATTGGTTAGGACTACAAATGGCAATTGAACAATTAGATAAAAGCAAACCTGCAGCAGAAGCAGTTACTTTATAACAAAATAGTTATTTTAATCAAAAAGAGCACCATTTGCCCTAAGGGTGCTCTTCGACCAAGAACTATATTTTGTATTTTTTATAGTCCGTATAAGTATATGTTGTTGCTAATAAATAGTGCGATAAAAGAAACGCATACTGTACAAATTAACTTGTGGGTTAAGGAAAGAAAATCACATACCAAATTGATAATAATGCAATCCATCCAATAGTAAGGGATATGTATTTTAAAATTTTCATAAATGCTCCTTTTAGGTATAGGGTGCACCAAGCTAGAGAATGTTATTAATTTTTAAACAAAATTCTTATTTGACAACAAATAAAAAGAGCGCTGATCAAGAGCGCTCCTTATGCCTCATTATAATGAAAGTGACGAGCTCACATTATACAGAAAGGTAGTAGTATTGTATGGAAAAACATGAGTTTGGTTAATGGATTTAAATAAAATTCAAAAAATAAAAAAGAGGCCCTAGTAAACTAGGACCACAATTGAAGTATCATCTTTAAAGTGAAAGTAAAAAGATTGATATGAGCTGATTTTAACATAAATTATTAAATTTGGAAATAACGATATTTATAAAATCTTTATTTAAATGAAGAAGCCCTAGAGTTAGGGCTCTAGGGCTTCTTGTGTTGGTATAACTCACACGATTTTATAAAAAGAATAGAACGTACTGAAGATAACACATGAATGTTTCATAAATGTATCGAAAAAGTGAACAAAATCGTAATTTGTATAAAAAAATGGCTCTTACTATTACGTAAAAGCCCCACGAACAGAGAAAAAGTCGTTTGTGAAACCATATGGGAATCACACTAACATTTTAACACCTTAATATATAGTTGTCTATATGTCTTGAGTGTGATAGAACTGAGCAAAAACGCTATTTGGTATGGAAATGTAAGAGCACTTCGGGAAGTGCCCTTCTGTAATGACTATCCACTCTAAAAAGAAAGAAGCAATATATCATATGAAATTATGTTTGTTTAAGTGTGAGTCTTTTATATAAAAATTTCATTTTGTATAAGGAATAGTCGAAACAACGATACTTAGTGTAAACATACTAAGGAGCGGATTAAATTGATTAAAGGTAATTTAGGTTTCTTTAGAAGAGGGAACAAGGTATTACAGTTGCGAGATGATCATGAGTGGAAATGGTGTTTGTGTGGGGAACCGGCTTTCCTATACTCACCAGATAAAAGTGAAGAACGAATATTTCAGTGTAGAGGGTGTTATGAAAAAGATCAGGAATAAAAAAGCAGCTAGCAAAAGCTAACTGCTCATCTCCAAGGGGGAACTAGGAGAAAGGCTAGGGACTTCATTAAATGGGTTCTGGCTATCGCCTATCTATATTATTGACGGAATATTGAGTTTTATTCAGGGGAGGAAGAGAAAAATGAAAATGGTTCGTAGGCGCACTGTTATTCGATTGGAGAATCAAAGGAAAAGCGAAAGTAGATTTAGTGCGGTTAAATGGAATGTACAAATGCGTTTAGGTAAATGTAACTATAAGACTAAGGATATGTTAGGTGCATATCAGGACATGCAAGCCATAAAAAATAAAGTAAATAAACTTTTAGAAAGCGAGAGGTAGTTATGTCTGAATTAGCTTTGTATGAAATGAAGTGCGTAGATGATGATTGCGGGAAAATTAGTTTACAAGAGTTAGATTCTGAAAGATATAACAATTGCCCATACTGCGGTGATGATGTGATGTATACACCAGGGAAAATAGAGCCTGTTTTAGTGTACACACCGCGTTCGGAAAGAAACTCAACAAAATAATCCTTTTAAAGCGAGGTTGGGAGAATGCCAGAGAAACGGAGTAGGTTTGGAGAGACTGGTGACTTAAAGGTTACCTTTGAGGAAGATAGGACCATTCGATTGTATAGCGTATTGGGTGAATGTATAGAGAGTTTCTCAACTAAAGAGCAGGTCCAAGAGATGATTGAGTTTCTTGAAGAGTGTAAGAAAGAAATGGAGGAATAACAATGGGACAAGGAAACCGCGGAATGGCTTTTGAGAAGCTTATTAATTTATCGAATGAAATGTATCAACGTGAGGGAGTGGCGCTTATAAACAAGCGTCCGACTCCTGTGAAGGTGTTAAAAATGGTATATGGCCGTGTGAAAGATGGATATTATGAATCTAAAAGTACAGTAGACTATGATGGCGTGTACAAGGGACGAGCTATAGCGTTTGAAGCGAAGTCTACAAATGAGATAAATAGATTTGATTTAAAGAACATCGCGCAGCACCAATTGGATTACCTGGAGACAACGGAGAAGATGGGAGCAATTTGTTTCTTCCTTATTGGGTTTAGTAAGGATCAGTCAGTATTCGCGGTACCACTGTCAGTCATTCAATCTTACGTAAGGATGTCGCAGCAACCAAAAGGAAAGAAGTCGATACCAAGAGCAGACTTTGACATTTATGGGTACTTAGTAGAGCAGACGGAACGAGCACCAGTTGATTACTTGCAATACGTAGATGAAGTAGTAGCACCAGTTATGCTTGATGGCATGATTCAATTTGATCTGGACCATCAAAAGATAGCGAATAACATTGAAACAGCGAAAGAGAAGATGGAAAACAGGAAACGTAAGTTATTAAAGGCTTAATGGATAACGGAACCATGCAGAGTGGATGGTGGGGCTGCTCGCTATGCATGTTTCCCTTATTCAACAAAGAGATAGTAAAATTTCACGTACCTGATGTGAATGTAAAAACCAAAATTCTAAATAGGGGGATTCTTTCATGGAGCAATTAGCATTCTTTCCAGAAATCACGAATGAGGAGTACAAAAATATACAGAGGGAAGTAGCAAAGGCATTATTCAACTATAGAGCTTTAAAGGTTCGTATGATTAATCAGGAAGAGTGTGCAGCGGAAAATATAAGTAGTCCTTTCGTTGAAATACGTAATACGAAAAAAATAAAAGATATAAAGTACATTCAAATGAAGAGAGCGTTAGAACATGCGCTAGATCCAGAGCAGAGGGAAATCATTGAGAGGAAGTATCTTAACAATGGATTGATGAGTGATAAAGCAGTAAAGGCACAAATGATGATGGAGAATAACTGGTTCTATACACAAAAGAGACATGCAATTATGGCGCTTGCTGAAGCGTTACTGATTATATAAATGGGAAGGATATGGTGGAACAATGGATTACCCAATAAGTTTTTCTAAGAGGATTAAACAGTTATTTTGTAAACATGATTATCCTTCAAAGTTACTTGTTAGTGAGGGGATAAATAGCAAGGAAGGACAAAATTTAGTTTTATATTCTTGTATGTTTTGTGACCATGCATATATAGAATGGGAGGAAGCATCGGAATGGGGTAAAAAACACGGATAAAATGCGGATAAATTAACGATAAAGGAGCGGATAAGTAGATGAGCGATTCAAATTATTATTATATGTACAAGCCCTTTGACAACCGCATATTGAAGAGGATTAGTACACCTATAAGTGAAACGTTCTTATGCGAGAATGTCACGGTAACGTATACCGCATAGTAGGGCGGGCAAGGCGGTACGAACCCGCGTTAAGACGAAAAGACCAATGAATGTTTAACAATGACAAATTCCAGTGTGGCGGGTGTGAGATAACTCGCATTCGTCATGCTGTTTCTAATTTGTATCAATCGATCAGTACAGAATCCACCTTCTGTATTGAATATTGATATAAAATTCAATACTCCTGTTATGTTGATTTCTAAGAATGGGGATGGTTTTCATGATTATGTGAATTCCGTTCTAAAAATCTAAAACAGTATACGTATCTCGTACATTAGTGATTACTCACGATTCTTATTAATGACCAAAACGAGGGCAAAGAGTTCCACTCTTTGTTTGAACCAATGTAGCGGAACTCCCACCGCGCCCCCTTATACATTGGTTCAAACAAGGCGTCGGAAGAAACGCATACGTCTTGATATAAAATTAAAAGACTTTATAAGAGAGCGCCTACCTCTCTTTGAGCCGATGACAGCTCTTACGCATGGAGCACCTACTGAACGTCGTCGGTTGAAAGAGATTATGGAAACTCTTGCTCTTCTCCCAGCCACTGAACACAGGGCGTGTAGCCATACTAGTTGATGCGGTGGCTTGGAGAAGGTTGAGAGTACTCAGCCTTGGACTAAGAGAAACTTTGCCATTTGTTTTCTCTCTTCCATCCCCTTGAAAGAAAGCTGTCACTTCGGTGGTGGCTTTTTTATTTTTTGTAAACCAGGAATTAGCCTATATGTTTGTTAGTTCCGGGTTTAGAGAGAATAATTTTCTTTGTTATATAGAAATTACACATTAACGAGCAAATCAAACGCCTAATTAGAAAGGGTGATAAGAAATGAGTAAGAGCGAGCTAGAACAATTAGAAATGTTAGCGAAACCTTTAGTCAATTTATTAAGAGAAAATCATAATCCACACTGTCAGATTATTATTGATAGCGACAGAGTAAGGATTGTAGAGGATGTAGTTGGTGTTCCAGTGAAAGATATTGATTAAACCAATAGCAATTATAGCAGGCGCTGCCGTGATCTGGGTGGCGTCTTGTTTGTTGTTAAGGAAAGATAAGGGGTGAGGAGATGAGTGGTTCTATCTATTGGTGTGAAACGTGCGGAAAAGGTTACGAACCCGGAAAACGTTTTAGCGGATCAGAAGAATGGAGCGATGAATACTTTTGTACCCATGAATGTATGAGGAAGAAAATGAAACGGAATGGTATTGATATTCCACCTCTAGAAACGAAAGAAGAAAAGCCTAAGAGGAAATGGTGGCAACTTGGAAAGGGATGAGGGAAATGAGTGGATTTGGATGGTCTCTAGTGTTATGCGTGCTATGGGAATCTAGGTGGTTCTTATTAGCATTCCTTTTACCTACATTCTTAATCGGATTAGGGACAGGTTGGCTTATATGGGGGTAAATGACATCTATCAGATTGCTGCTGAGCGTGTGAATGATGCTTGTGATATTCCTTTGTGCGCTGTAATGGAAGTACTTGAGATAGATCCGAATGAAATTGTAAGTTTGATGGATGAGATTGAGGAAGGGTGAGAGGATGAAAGTTCTAGTGACGATAGATGCGTTAGGATGTTCTCAAGAAGAGGAAATCGAAATCGATAATCCTGATATGGTTGATTGGGAAGTAAAACAGTACGTCGAAAGTCAAGTGTCGTACGAGTATGAT